CTTCGGCATACCGCCCGAGGCCGAGCGCATCCTCTCGAACTACCGCCGCACGCTCGTTCATTGGCCCAACTAGGAGGTCGTCGTGGAGCACATCATCGTCGGACATCTCGGGTACATCGCGCCGGAAGGCTGCTCGGCGCAGGCCCTCGCCCATCGCGTCGGCTGCGGCGAACACCAGCTGCCCGAGCTCGTCAAGCCCCTGGTCGACAAGGGGGTCGTCGAGGTGCGCGGCGACCTGTACTTCCTCGGCGACGGCAAGGTCGCGGAGCAGGCGAAGGCGGTGGAGCCCGAACCCGTGAAGGGCAAGCCTCGGGAGAAGAAGAAGAAGGGGTGACCCGGCGGCGGAACGGGCCCGGGCGCGCGCGACGGAACCGCGCGAGGGGGTTCGTAGCCGCCGGCACGCCCAACGCGCGCGCGGGGCCTTTACGACGACGGGCGGGGCTGCCGTTCGAAGCGGCCGACGAACCCGCACCGGTGTAAGCTCGTGCGCGGAGGTCAACATGGTCCAGTTCGGAATCATCAGCCACGTCGCGAACCCGATGGTCACCCCGATGCTGATGCGGGCCGGGCTCTTGATCTCGAAGGTCGCGCCGCAGCGTCGGAAGCACGGGCGCGCGCGGGTCGCCGTCGTCGGCGAGCCCGGGTTCACCCGCATCGAGGGAACCGCGGTTGCCTGGGGCACGCCCGACTCGATCCTCGAACTGCTGACCGGGCAGAACGAGGACGGGCTGCCGTGGATGCCCGACCCCAACGTCGTGCTCGTGATCCCCGAGTCGATCCCGACCGACGAGCCGCTCGCCGTTGCCGTCGCGAAGATGCGGGAGACGGGTCGCCGCGTCGAAGTCGTTGTCGCCAACGACGACGGCACGCTGCTCGTCGAGTTCCGCGCTGACGGCGGCGTGCTTCACGGTCCGCGCCCGTCTCACCGCCACACGATGGCGGCGGCGTTCATCGCACCTGTCGTCGTGGTGCCAGATCCCGTTGTCGCCGACCCCGTTCTTGCCGACGAACCCGCCGAGCCCACCGAACTCGCGGAGGACGGCGAACCCGAGTCGAAGGCCAAACGGAAGGTCGCGAAGAAGTCGTGATCAGGGCGCCGGCGGAGCAGGCTCCGTCGGTGGGGTTGCGTCCCCGGTCGTCGCGTTGAACCCGAAGCCGCTGAACGAGAGGTCGCGACCCCAGGCGAGCCCGAGAGCGACGAGCCCGAGGGCGACGAGCACGGCGACCCCGGCGAGGACGATGCGGACGGTGCTGCGCCGGTCGTCGCGCTCGCCGTCTCGGTCAGCGACGGCGAGCTTGGCCTTCTCGAGTTCGGCGGCTGCAGCGATCCGCTTGGCTTCGAGATCGGCGGCGATGCGCTTCTCCTCGAGCTCGACTTCCAGCTTCTTCTGCGACAGGGTCAGCGTCGACTTCCCCATCGGGCGGTCCTGCTTCTCGTGCTCGTCGTCCGCCACGGGCCACCTCCGAGCAGATCGTACTCGATTGCCGGGCTGGCGTTAGGTCGTCGTCGACCCCTCGCGCCGATCGACGCGAACCTCCCAATGATGCGGCGTTGTCGACTGCCCGTGCAGCGTCGGAGCACCGGCGACGTACCATTCCTCCAGCGTGCGTTCGTCGACGAACACGTCGTTGTCGCGCGGGTCCCACGTCGTCGTGAAGTCGATGTAGAAGCGCGTGTTCTCGACGTCCGCAGCGCCTTGCCGGTACACGGGCGACGACACCGATCCGCGGTCCATGCGCATCGGCCAGGACGACACGAGGGTCGACCGCGTGTGGATGCGCGACCCGTCGCTGCCGACGAGCATCGCCTCGACCGTCGGCGGGGTTGCCTCGTCGGCGAGGCCGGTCGTCGTGAACGCGACGGGGTCGAGCGCCGAGAACCGCTTGCTGGTGACGAGCACGTCGGCCTTCGTGAAGGTCAACGTCTCGGAGTCCGGCGCCCCGTTGACGGTGCCGTGGACGGTGACGGTGCCGGTGTTCGAGGTGCCGCCCTTGACGCGCACCTCGATGTTCCCTGGCGCGACGATCGCGCGCGACGCTGCAAGCGACGCGGCAGCCGTCGTGGAGTCGAGCACGAACGCCGTGCGGCGCTGCACGGTCACGAGCCTGTCGGCGAGCAACGTGATCGACATCGACCACCTCCGCACGAAGCATACCCCTCGCACGGGTGCCGGTCCTCGTGGTACACGGGACCGCGACGCCCTGGAGGTGCCTGTGATGACGAAGATCGACAACGAGCATGACCTGACCGTGATCGTGTGGGGTGGTTCGGACCCGTATGAGGTGGCCGACGCCGTCGCGCACGTTGCAGCCTCGACCGACCGGGAGAGGACGCGCATCGCGGTCGCGTGGAACCGGAAGGACGGCGCCGCGATGGTGTCGTCGATGACGACCGAGTTCACGCTGTCCGACGGCGCATCGGAGATCGGCGCGCTCGCAGCAGCGGTCGACCGCGCGATGGAGAACGGCGTGACGCCCTGGGTGGCGCTCGTACGCGCCGACGTGCGGGTCGGTACGCGCTGGGCCGAGGAGATGATCGCCGCGTTCAAGCCGAACGGGTTGCAGTCGGGGCCGCAGGTCGTCATCAGCCCGGAGTCGTACGGCCCGATCGGAATGGTCGGCGCGGTGTCGGAGCAGACGAACAACCCGTCGCAGAAGCTCGACCTGACCGCGGAGGAGTCGCGGCTCGGGCTCGAACGCTACGTCGCCGAGCGCATCGCGCAGATGAGCGGGCTCGTCAGCGTCGCCGACGTGATCGAGGGCTGGTGCGTCATGTTCGATCGCGAGTCGATCGAGGTGCTGATCAGCAGCGACCCGGACGGGTCGGTTGTTGACGCCGGCCTCGGGGAGTGGTGCTGGCAGGACATCGCGACCCGCCTGGAGATCGCCGGCCGCCGGGCCGCGCTCGCCGAGGCGGTCTACGTCGGGCGCACGCTGCAGGTTCCGCTCGGGGCCTGGGCTCCCGGCGAGGCCGAAGCTCGGCTCGCGTTCTACGAGAAGCACGCGGCGCTGACCTTCGCCGCGGAGCACAAGCTGTTCGCCGTCATGCGGGTCACGATGTCCCGCCTGCGCGACATGAACCTGCTCCGACTCGTGCTGCGCAAGCTCGGGTCGGTCGTCGACGGCGTCGTGCTGCTGCTGCGGAACAACCCGCTCGACATGCAGAACGAGGCCGAGTTCCAGCGCGCGCTGCTCGCGCACAACAACGGCGGCGGACCGTTCGAGAAGTCCGACCTCGAGTTCCTGCGCGGGATCAACAACGCGGACGCGATGGGAGTCGCGCAGGCGTTCGGGGTGTGGGCCGGCGCTTGCATCGGGACGACGATCCCTGTGTTCGCGTCGGTGTGGGAGGGCGACCCTGACGAGGGCGCCGAGCGCGCGTCGATGTTCGTGCGCGCGCGCGAGTCGGGCGCGACCTGGGTGTTCGCCGTCGAGCAGGACGAGATGCTGGAGCCCCACGTCGGCGCGAAGGTTCTGCGTCGCATGCTGGCGCACCCGGACCCGACCGTCCGCTGCCTGGACGTCGCGCTGCAGACCGCCTGGGACTCGCCGCGTCTGCTGCGCGACGATCCGCCCTATGGCGACGGCGGGTCGTGGCGCGGCGGCCCGCACGGCGGTCGCGTCTGGCGCGTGAACTTCGGACGTCGCGTCCCGGTCCACGGTCCCCAGGTCTGCGCGTTCGGACCGGTCCACGGTCAGGAGGCGGTGCGCGTCGCCGCGGTGCGGCTGATCCGCATGGGCTCGATGCGCCACGAAGACCGGGAAGCACGGCGCGGTGGCGTCGCCGTCGTCGAGGAGGGGATGAAGGTCAGCGCGCTCAACCCGCTGCAGCGGATCGGCTTCCACCAGCTCGTGTACGAGCGCGAGAACGCCGACGACGTCGCGCGCTGGCTCGACCTGACGCACACGCTCTGCGACGTGCGCGTGCTCGTGTGGACCGGGGAGTGGGCCGAGCGCGACAAGCTCTCGTCGCTCGACTCGACGGCGGAGCACGCGACCGGACCGAGCAGCCTGTTCATGCGGATCGCGCGCCTGTTCGGCGCCGAGTGGGTTCACCAGCCGCTCGAAGACGATCTCGCCGGTGCTCGCAACGCGGGCATCGCCGCGCTCGCCGGCGCCGAGATCCCGATGTCGTTCGCGTGGTTCATGGACCCCGACGAGTGGTTCGCTGACCCGTACGGCGACGCCATCGCGATCCGCAGGATGGCCGAGTCGACGCGCCACGGCTGGATGATGCAGGTCGCGAACTACCGCCCGGGCGACACGCCGACGGTCAGCGACAGCGTGCGGCTGTCGCGCCTCGACCCGGAGAAGTCGATGCGCATGAACGGTCGCGTGCACGAGGGGTTCGGCGACGCGGTCAAGGCGCTGCAGGCGAAGGGGGTTCACCCGCGGCTCGTGTACGCGCCGTTCGTCGTCCAGCACCGCGGCATGGCGTTCGACGCCTCGCGCATGGAGGAGAAGCTCGACAAGTACGAGCGGCTGCTCCGTCTCGATCTCGCCGACGACCCGCACAACCCCGGAGCGTGGGTGTCGCTCGGCTGGCACTACGCGAACGACGGCCACGAAGCCGAGGCGGTCGAGTGCTACGAGCGTGCGGTCGCCTGCGCGGGGCAGAGCTATCTGCCGTTCAAGGAGCTCGGGTACCACCATCTGCGGCTCGCGCGCGCGAACTTCGATGCGTGCCTCGAACGTCTCGTCGAGGGGCACCAGTTCTACTCGCTCGCCGCGAAGGTCGCCGCGTTCCTCGACGAGGAGGCGCCGCCTGCGAAGGTGATCGCGCGGCGTGCTGGGCGGTCGGTCGAGCCGCTCCCCGAGTTCCCGCCGGTGTTGACCGCACCGCGGTAAGATGCTCTCGACGAGGAGGTCGACGTGATCAGCTTCGATCAGGGCGCGCTCAAGTTCACCATCCTCGCGATGAACAACCTTGTCGTGCAGGAGCGCGTCGCTGCGCAGGCGGCGGTCGCCGCCGCAGGTCGCGTGCTGCACGACAAGGCGAAGCAGAACATCAGCCTGCGCGACCACTCGCAGGACGACCTCGACCGGTTCGGGAACCCGTACGCACGGCGTCACGGGTCGATCCGCATCCACACCGGCGGGTCGGGGTCGATCGCGAACCCTGCGTTCCGCGTCCATGCGCAGGGAGGCGATCTGCTGCGCGCGTTGAAGCACGGCGCGCCGGGGCCGCAGCCGTCCTACCGCGTCTGGCTCGACGAGAGCGTCGCGCCGCACGCGAAGTTCGTCGTCGAGGGGACGCGCCACATGCTCGCGCGCGACGTGCTCTGGTCGACGGCGGCTGGCACGTTGACGCGACGCGACATGATGCGCGCGGTCGTCACGACGCTCGGGAAGCGGCTGCGGACGCAGTCGATCATCCGAATCGGGGGGTGAGATGTCGAGCTCGACGCAAACAACGAGGCAGCTTCTTCGCCAGTGGTTGTTGGCCGACGAAGCCGTGCGCACCGCAACGGACGGCGCCGTGTTCGGCGCGCACCTCAACTCGGCGGACGCGGGGACCGTGCTCAAGGGCACGCCGCTCGTCGTGATCGACCTGCAGGGCGGGTTCGCCGTGTACACCGCGGCGGTGCAGGATCAGGACTTCGACGTGTGGTGCTACTCGAAGATGTCGCTCGACAAGGCGGCCGAGGTGTACGACCTCTGCTTCGCGCGCTTGCAGGGCGAGTGCATCAAGGTCGGGAACGTCGATATGTGCGGCGTGACGCGAGAGGTCGCGCGGCCGATCGACGGGTTCCACGACGGGATGATGGCGTGGTACGTCCGGGGTCGCTGGACGTTGAAGGCGGTGTCGTAGTGGGTCGCAAGCTCGCGATGGAGGCGGACAATGTACCAGGGAATGCAGGCGGCTCGTTCGGCGGAAGGCCCGGGGACGGAGGTGGTGTGCGCGACGCCGGGCTGCGGGGAGGTCGTCTGTCGGCTGCTCCCGAACGAGGCGGTGCGCACGAGCACGTCGATGCCGACCGGACCGAGCAGGGAGGTCCAGGCGATGTGCACGAAGTGCGGTCGCCCGCACAAGCTCGACGTGGCGGTGCAAACATGAGCGACGCCGACGTCGACATCGCCAACCTCAAGCGTCAGGTCGCCGACCTGACGCGCGAGATCGCAACCCTCGCAGCCGTGCGCGTCCCTGCGGACGACGACCCGGAACGTGGTCGGGCCGTCGGCGACGCGATGTGGAAGTGCGGGAAATGTGCGTCGCTGCTGGCGTTCTACGACCCGCGCACCGACATCATGCGCGTCCGATACAAGGACTTCATGCTGTACACGCGCTCGGGACCGGGCGGGTTCGTGCAGGTCATCTGCCGCGGCTGCGGCGAGATCAACACGAAGCAGTACATGACCGAAGACGAAGTCAAGGCCGAACAGCAGGCCGAGCGAGAGGCAGCGCGCCGGCGCAGTCGGTAGCAGCGGCCAGACGACCGTGGTAGTGTCGAGACGTCGACGCCCGGCAGAGGCGCACTACCTCCAACGATCCCGCCTGGGAGGATGCGTCCATGCCGTACAACTTGCCGACCGTGACCCGCGACGACATCAGCTTCGGCCCCGCGCGCCTGTTCCTCGGAGCCGCCGGCGTCACGCCGACCGCCGATGTCGGTGCGATCTCCGAAGACGGAGTCTCCATCGAGTTCGCCTCCGAGCAGCGCGACATCATGCAGGGGAACCCGAAGCTCATCGAGTTCACCTTCATCCAGTCGCAGTCGGTGAACGTGAAGCTCACCTCGATCGAGTGGAACTTCGACAACCTCAAGCGCGTGCTCGGGGCTGGCACCACCAGCGCGAGCGGCACCTTCGAGAAGTTCGCGTTCGGCGGGCAGCCCTGCGTCACCGAGCTCGCGCTGCACGTCCAGCACCAGATGTGCCGCACCGGCGACACGATGAACGTGTACGTGTGGCGCGCCGTCGGCGACGGGAACACCACGCTCCCGTTCACCCACGACGAGCACAAGTTCGAGTACAACTTCAAGGCGATGCGCAGCGCGACGGACTGGGCGGGCGCCTCGCTCGCCGCGGACGAGCAGCTGGTCCAGATCCTGCGCCAGCTCTGATCTGCAAGCGGGAAAGCCCTGGGAGTACCGCCCTGGGGAACGGCCGGCGATGGGGTGACCCTCGCCGGCCGTTGTCTTTTCACCGCGTTGCGCCCGTACGGCGCGCGCGGGTACGCGGCTGGGTCAGGACAGCCCCCGGTTCGCCGGGCGCGCGCGCGGGCCGTTTACGATGAAACGGCGGGCGCCCGGTCACCGGGTCGCCGGTGCGTCGTGCTCCGCCACGAGCTACCATCCCCGCGCACCCCGAAGCCCAGGAGGCTCGAATGCCCGACGAGAACCAGCAGAAGACCGCGCCCGACGCACCGACCGACGACAACGGCATGCAGAGAGCGCGCGCAGCGATCGAGTCGATCCGCGATCTGTTCGCAACCCTCGAGCCGCCCACCGATGTCGAAGTGCAGGACGCGAGCGGACGGGTGCACCGGGTCCGCAGCGTCGTCGCAGCGCGCGCGCAGATCCGCGCGATGCAGGAGCTCGAACGCATCGCATCGATGCCCGGGAACGACGAACTCGCCGGCATCGCGGCGACGATGAAGGGAGGCATCCAGGGCGCGGTCGCCATGCTCGTGCGCGCGGCTGCGAAGGACGACGTGCTCGACGGGTTGTCGCGGGCCTTCGCTGCAGCTCACCCGGCGGCCGTTCACGCGGCTGCCGAGGGCACCGGGTTCAAGGTCATGCTCGACCAGCGCGGGAACATCGCCAACGGCGAGATCGTCGCGGACCTGTTCCCCGTCGAGGAGGTCGTCGGTGGTCTGGTCCCTTTCTTTATCCGCCTCGTCGGCCGCATCCTGGGGATGATGACGAAGGCGGCGAGCACGACGAACCCCGGAAGCCGCTGACCGCGGACGACGTCGCCTCGACGCTCGGCGCGCTGCTCTCGGCGGGGCACGACCTGCACCGGCTGCTCGACGTCTACACGTTCGACCAGATCGGGTTCATGTCGGCGGCCGTGCTGCGGTCGCGCGTCGAGATGCTCAACGCCGTCGTCGGGCCCGTCGTCGAGACGGTCGCCGGCGGCGAGTGGCGAGGACACTCGGTCAGCGGCGGCGGAAAGACGTCGCGGCCGAGCAAGTCGTCCGATCCGAACCGGCGCACGTTCCGAATGGGCGACCGTGCAACCCCGGAGGAGAAGGAAGCCGGCCTGCTGAACGCGCTCGGCAGTCGCATGCGGACGGTTCCACGTTCCGGTGAAGCGGCACCCGACAGCGGCTAGGACTACACTCGTTCGCGAGAGGTCAACGTGGCGGATTCACTCGGCAAGCTCTTCGTCGACCTGCTCCTGCGGGACGACACGTTCGCGAAGGACTTGAAGGCGGCGCAGCGCAACGTCGCCGACTTCGGTGGTGCCGTCACCGACCTGACGGACAACATCGCCGGGAAGTTCACGCTCGCCGTCGAGGCCGGCGCCGCAGCGATCGCCGGAATGGCCGCTGCGTCCGCCGTGCTCGGCGCCGACTTCGAGCACCAGATCAACAAGGTCGCCGTGCTGGCCGGCGCGTCCGTGCAGCCGCTCGCGGACGCCGCGCGCGAGTTCGGCAAGGCGACGTCGTTCTCGGCGAGCGAAGCAGCGAGCGCGATGGAGTCGCTCGCGCAAGCGGGGTTCGGGACCGCCGACATCATCGGCGGCACGAGCGCGGCCCTCGCCCTCGCCGCCGCGTCCGGGTCCGAACTGGCCGACGCGACGAAGATCGTCGCGACGACGATGTCGCAGTTCCAGCTGACGGCGGCGGACTCGGCGCGCATCTCCGACGTCTTCACCGCGGCGCTCAACACGTCGCAGCTGAACATGGAGGGCCTGACCCTCGCGATGTCGTACGCGGGCACGGTCGGCGCGTCGTTCGGGCATTCGCTGGAGGAGACGAGCGCGGCCGTCGCGATGTTCTCGAACCTCGGGCTGGAGGGGAGCAAGGCGGGGACGGCGTTCCGCATGTCGATGTCGATGGCGGCAAACGTCTCGAAGGAGGCCGAACGCGCGCTCGCCAAGTACGGGCTCACCGCCAAGGACATCAACCCGGAGCTCCACAACTTCGGTGAGATCCTGCAGGTCGTCGGCGAGAAGGGGGTCACCGCGTCGGACGCGATGGCGATCTTCGGAACCGAGGTCGGCGGCAACGTCGCGGCGCTCGCACAGCAGGCGGTAAACGCCAACACCGAGTTCTCGAAATCGTTCGACGGCATCCTCAACACGCTGCAGACCTCCTCCGGCGAGGCCGAACGGACGGCGGCGCAGATGCAGGTCACCGTCGCGTCGGCCTGGGAGCAGGCGACCGGTTCGTTCGAGGAGATCCTGCTGTCGGTGTACGACACCTACAGCGGGCCGCTCCGCGACTTGCTCGTCGAGGTGACGGAGTTCTTGAACGACCTGGGCGCAGCGTTCCAGCGCAACGCCGGCGGGCTCGAAGCCGGGCTCGGCGGTGCGCTCGACCAGCTCACGACTTGGCTGCACGACAACCGCAACGACATCATCATGGCGGTCGTCGACTTCACCGACGGGATCGCGCAGGTCGCGTCGATGCTCGCAGGCCTCGTCCCGTACCTCGACGAGATTGCCGTGCTCATGGGCGCGATCTGGGTCGTCAATCAGGTCGCGAGCTTCGCATCCGCTCTCGGCGGAGCGATCGACGTCGTCTTCGGGATGCAGGCGGCGCTCGCCGCGCTCGGCGTCGAGATCACCGCAATGACCGGCGGGCTGTACCTTGCGGTCGTCGCGATCGGCGTCATCATCGCCGCCGTCGTGTCGTACATCGCGGTCACCAACGACGCGACGCTCGCTGCGGAGCGGCTGACGAGCGCGCAGACGAAGCAGGCGGCGCTCAACGACGAGCGGTTCCAGGCGCAGATCGCCCACATGGAGGAGCTGCTCGCCGTCCAGCGGCAGGCGGCAAGCGCAGAGCTCGACCAGATCGCAGCGGGCAAGCAGGTCAGCAAGGCGCGCAAGGCAGAACTCGAACAGATCGTGAGCCTCGAAGCGGAGCAGGCCGCGCTTCTCGTGCGCCAGGGCAAGCTCATCGAGAGCAGCGGCGAGCTTCGCACGGCGGCCTCGATGGTCGATGAGGCGATGGACACCGCCTCGACGGAGAAGCTCGCGAGCGCCTACAAAGGGCTGCGCGGCGAACAGGCCGGGCTCGCGAAGCAGGCGATCGCGCTCGGCGAACAGCTGGGGCTCTCCGCGGCGCAGGTCAGCAAGGCGACCGGCGTCTCGACGGACGACCTCGAGGCGATGGGGTACAAAGCGAAGGCCCTGCGCGCGGAGTTCGACGAAGGCAACATCTCGGCCGAGACGTACGGGCTGGCGATCGCGAAGGCGACCGGCGCGACCGACATCGCAACGATGGAGGACGCGCAGATCAAGTTCGAAGCCCTTGCTGGTCAGATCAAGGACTTGGACAAGGCGGTCCTCAAGTTCAAGGGGGACGCCGCGATCGCCCAGCGGTCGATGGTCGAGGAGACGGAGCGCGCGATCGGACACACGCGCGACCAGTCGCGCGAAGTCGCAGAGTTCTCGAAGACGATGAAGGACGCGCAGCGGCGCGCAGAGGAAGAAGCGGCGAGCCAGAGCGAGCGGCTGCGCGAGAAGGAAACGAAGGACGCCGCCGCGCACGCGCGGGTCAGGCTGCAGACCGAACTCGACTTGACGATCGCCCAGCGCGCGGAACTGCTCGACATCCTCGCGAAGGACGCAGAGGAGCGCAAGAAGTACGAGGCCGAAGTCGCGGCCTTCCACGAGTCCATGCTCGCCGCGATGAACGACTCCAGCACGGAGTTCTCCTACGGCATGAGCCGAGAGCTCGGGGAGGCGCTGAACACCTTCGAGTTCACCGCGATGCGTACGCGCGTCACGTGGCGCGACGTCGTCGAGGATGCGATGGACGCGATCGGCAACCTGCCGGATACGACCCGCGCAGCGACGCGCAGCATCGCCGCGCGCTTCCAGCAGGTCGGGGCCGCGATCCGCACCGCGTTCGACCGCAACCGCAGCGGCGGCATCGAGATGACCGACCTGCTCGTCGGTGCCGGCGAGCTGTTGAAGACCGGGTTCATGGCGAACCTGCGCGCGCTCGGAGCGATCGGCTCTGCGGCGTTGCGCGGCATCGGTCACCTGCTCGGGCTCACGAAGGAACAGCTGGACGAGAACGGCGACGGCGCCGTCTCGCTCGGCGAGAAGCTGCGCGGCATCGGCAAGATCGGAGCCGCCGCGTTCGGTGCCCTCTCGAACGCCGCTCGCAGCGCGTTCTCCTCGATCGCAGGGATGATCGGCGAGATCACCGGGTTCGCGTTCAACCTGATGGATGCGGTCGAGGAGGTCGCCGCGGTCCTTGAGCAGACGGGGCGGGAGGTCCCCGGTGCTGCTGCGGGGCGGGGAGGCCAGCAGGCGAACGTCGCCGGGCTCGGCCCCTCGCGCACGGCCTCGGCGGCGTCGGGCGTCGTCACCGGGATGGTCGACGAAGCCGTGTCGATGGTGAGGACGTTCGCCGAGGCGGCCCCGGCGCTCATCACCGCGCTCGCGAACGAGCTGCCACGCCTCGTCGAAGCCATCGCCGCATACCTCCCTGGCGCGCTGCAGGCGATCATCGATTCGATTCCGGTGCTCGTCGAGAGCTTTGTCGAGCAGCTGCCCGTGTTGATCGACGCGCTCATCCAGGCGCTTCCGCCGCTGATTGACTCGATCATCGCAGCGGTGCCTCGCATCATCGCGGCCGTCATCGAAGGCGTCATGGACATCGTCGTCGCGATCGTCGAGGCGCTCCCGACGATCGTCGGCAACCTCCTCGACATGATCCCCGACGTGATCGAGCAGCTGCTCGACGCCATCCCGGTCCTGATTGTGAAGATCGTCGAGGCGATCCCGGTGCTCATCACGACAATCCTCACGCGGCTGCCGGAGATCATCACCGCGCTCATCTACGGGATTGTCGACGCAATCCCGTTGATTGTGCTCGCAGTCGTCGAGGCAATCCCGCAGATCATCATCGCGATTGTCGAGGCGATCCCCGAGATTGTAATGGCGGTGATCGGGTCGATCCCGTACATCATCACGACGATTATCGGCATGATTCCAGACATCATCATCGCATTGTCGCGTGCGCTGCCGGACTTGATCCCTGCGATTGTGCTGATGATCCCGACGCTCGTGATTGAGATTATCAAGGCGCTACCGGCAATCATCAGCGCACTGGTCAAGGGGATTGTCGTCGAACTGATCTTCCGTTTCCCCGAAATGGTCGGAGAGCTGTTCAAGGCAATCTGGAATGCGCTGGGCGACCTTGTCACCGGGTTCGTCGACCTCATCAAGAAGGCCCTGGGGATCGGCGGCGGGAAGAACAAAGACAAGGAGGACGGCAGCGCGTACAGCGGCATCGACTACGTGCCTGCCCCCATGCGCGTCAAGGTCCACCCTGGCGAGGCGATCCTCCCGGCCGATCGCAACGCGCAGCGGCTGCGCCGCGAGACGTACCCGGCAGGCGGTGGCGCTCACAGCTGGGGCGCATCCGGCGCGGGTGCTGGTGGCGGTGCGCCGGCGATCGAACTGGCGGTCGTCGCAGAGGGTCGCCTGCTCGAAGCAGTACAGGTGCGCGCGTCGAGCCTTGGTCGCGCGCCGCTCCTATCGCGCGCGATGCGTCGCGCCGGCGGCGTGACCGTCGGCTTCACGCGCGGCAAGTTCTCCCCCTGGTCCCTCTAAGGAGGTCGCGTGTCCGATCTTGCTGGCAAGCCGTCCGCCTTCTTCGTCGTCCCCGACCCCTGGCTCGGTCAGGTGCCGTCGCAGTTCCAACCGGAGCAGGCGGGCGCGATGCCTGGGGTCGTAACCCCGTCAACGGTCGGAACCGGCAACGTCGCCGGCCGACTTGTCGCCCAGCAGTCGGGCGAGCTTTCGAGCTCCGCACTCGACGAGAGCTATGTGATCGTCAAGGCGGGTGGCACGAACTCGTCCAACCCTGCGGAGTTCGTATTCGCGCCGGCACCGAACCCGTCGCTCAACCCGTACCAGGGCAAGGATGACATTCGGTACTGGTGGGGATTCCACTCGCCATTCACGTCCTCGAACCCTGGTTCCGACAACTGCGCGTCGGTCTACCACAAACGCTCGCGACGGATCTACGTGTACGGGTGCAGCAGTTCGACGAGCGCCTTCCTCGCATATCGGGACGTCGACACCGCACGTTACGACCAGTGGACGAGCTTCAATATCACGCTGGAGAACTCGGCCGCGACGGGTGATCACGGTGCGGCGATGGTCGAGCTCGAGGACGGGCGCATCATGCTCATCCAGCGCGTGCTCGTTGGCGGCATCCACGACTTCGACGTGTACGTGTCGGGGGACGACCCGTCCGACTCCGCTGCGTGGAAGTGCGTCAGCGACCGCATCATCGCGCGGTTCTCGCCGGACACGACGTTCCCGACCCACCAGACGGCGGCGCAGATTCGCGTCGCACGCTCGGGCGAGTTCATCCGGCTGTTGTTCGCAGACGGGACGACGCCAGGGCTTCTCAACATCTGGCTCTCCCGCGACCGCGGAATGAGCTGGCAGCGCATCTCGGGCGGCCCGACGGTGCGCGACACCGCGGACACGGACGACCGCGTGCCGTTCGACATCATCGCAGTCGATGACGCAGGCACGTTCCTCGTCGCTGCGGTGCGCGCGTCGGTCGGTGCGGAGAACCAAGTGCGGTGGTTCGGAATGTCCGGCACGATCGGCGGCATCCTGCTCGGCGACACGACGGAGAGTGCGGTGAATACGCACCCGATTCGGGCAATCGCGCTCGGCGGGCACCCTTCGTGGTTGTACGTGTTCGTCTGGTGGAGCGACGCGCCAGCTGCTGCGGTCAACGACGGCTGGCAGATCAAGCGTGCTCCCCGTTCGGGGTACGCCGACGTCTCGAACCTGACGGGCAACGGCTGGCGAGGGCTGCCGAACTTCAAGGCGAACGCGCCGAGTGGAGCGGATTGGGGTGCAGATCGCGTGACCGCAATCTGGGCCGGTCCGAGCTGGTTCTTCTACGGCGGGCGCAAGACCGAGGCGGCCGGCACCGACCAGACGACGGGGACGGCTTGGTACGCGGAGGCGTGGAGCGAGCGCACGCTCGGGGAATGGGGGCCGGCGAAGGCGATCGACGCGCTCACGACCCCGCTGTTCGACATCTTCTGGAGCGTCGGCGAGGGGCGCCCGTCGGATGCAGGCGGAACGGCGTGGACGCTGACGACGGTCGCGACCGGCAATGACACGATCTCCCCGGACGTGCTGACGATCACGGGGTCTGCTGCGGGCGACCAGCGGTACTACCAGATCCCCGCAGCCGGCACCGCTGGCGCGTGGCACGACACCGGGCTCTGCCTCGAGTTCTTCGTGCGCCTCGACTCGGCGGACAGCACGACGGCGGCCGACGATGTGGCTGTGCGAATCATCGCGGCGAACGCCGGCGGCACCGCACGGCGCGACGTCTCGCTGCGCATCTCCGGTTCGTCGATCGTCGTGTTCAACAACGTCGCAGGCGCGACGCTCGCGACGTTGTCCGGCTTGTCGATCGACACGGGCTCGGCAGGTGCGTACACGCTGCTCCGCTTGCGCTGGGGCGTGAACGGCACGCTCGGCAAGCTCATGGCGTACAACACGTCGACGAAGACGTGGACCGAAACGACCGGGTCGTTCACGGCGACCAGCGGCGCGGCGGCCGCGACGTCGCTCGTCCGGTTCGGCCACCTCGGTCAAGTGCAGGCGACGTCGATGCGGTCGTACTGGCGCGAGTTCAAGGTCACCAACGACGGGCGCCAGCTCAACATGGACAAGACCTTCCCCGTCACCGACTACAGCAGCACGCCGACGAGGCTGTTTGGCGCACCGTGTTCGCCGGTTCCGCAATACGTCCAGCACGGGCTTCACGTCGCGTGGTCGGGAGCAGGCGGCGCGCGCGGGGACAAGTACGACGGCGTCATCGCCTACGCATACCCGGCGACGGCGGTGTTCGTTGACAGCCCGCGCATCGGGTGGCGCTCGACGACGACCGGTGCGTCGAGCTTGATCTTCTACGGCGGCGACGTGAACGCCGCGCTCACGTGGCGGTGGCGCCACGACGCCATCGCGGTCTTCGGCTGCAACAACCGCAACATCATCGTCGACTACGATTCGAGCACGGCGTTCGCAACGCCGACCGCTGCGCAGACGATCGACATGACGGCGTTCGGCACCGGAACGACGCCGGTGACGATCGCAAGCGTCGACGGGAACACGATGGTCATCACGACCCCTGCTGGCGGGTTCCGATGGACGGCCGGCGAGCTCGCGCGCGGGTTCTACGTGCGCGCGACGTCGGGCGCGGCGAGCGGGATCACGTTGAAGGTCACCCGCCACCTTGCAGCTGACGTTCTGCAGTTCGACGAGGAGACAGTCGCGCTGGCGACCCAGGGGTTCGCAGCCGGAAACAATCTCGTCGTCTTCGCCGACCACGGGGTGAAGCTCTACAGCGCGCCCGTCTCCGAGCACTACATGCGGATCCGGTTTAGCGGCACCGAGGACACGGCGGAAGGCTACAACAAGCTCGGCACCGTCGTCGCCGGGCGGTACGTCCCCGTCGACGTCCCGTTCGATTGGGCCCACTCCGACGACGAGCAGCCGAACGTCACCCACTACCGCACGCGCAGCGGGATCGGCTGGGCGTTCACGGAGGGGCCGTCGCAGCGCACGCTCCAGGCGCGAGTCGTCGGCGACGTCGAGCGGTGGCGCGAGAAGTTCCGCAACCTGCTCTCCCAGGTGTCGTACGAGGAGCGCGCGCTCGCCCTCGTGCTCAACGACGAGCGCGCCGTCGAGTCGATGCTGCTCGGTCGCGTGCGCAGCGGCGGGGCGCTCGACAACGTCGGCTGGTGGCGCCACCCGACGTCGAACGACGCGCACACGACGGGCGACATGACGCTCAACTTCGTCGAGGAGAAGTAGCCGTGGCGACCTTCGTTTCGGCAGACGTTGCCGCGCCGTTCACGCTCTGGACCCAGGGCGAGCGACCGGGAGGGGTCTCGGTGCGGACCCCGGAGTGGTCGGGGACGACCGGGCAGCTCGCGCACACCGCGGGTGCGGTCGGCGCAGGCTTCACGCTCGCTCGCGCGGTGATGGTCGTAGACATCATCATCGGCGCGCGCGCGCATGGCGTTCGGGCGCGCGTCGCCGTCGAGCCGCTCGCGATCGTTGACTCGGCGACGGGCATCGACCACAGCGCGATCGGCGGGCTCGTTGCTCATCCCGACTTCGCGGAGGACTACACGCTCGGCAACGGAGCGAGCGGCGCGCGCAGCGTGACGATCACGATGGACCCCAGCGTGCTGAACCCGCGCAAGCTCATCGCCAACGGCGTGCTGCTGCACGGGTTCGCCGAGGTGTCCGTCCATCTGCGCCCGATGCGAGGGCCTGCGGAGTGGCGCGACCGCGTCGTGCTGATGCGCGGCATCGTCGACGGCGCCAAGTTCGGCGCGTTGTTTCCGCTGCCGGACAGCCCCTGGTTGCACGGCAAGGAGCTGATGGAGCTCGAGATCGTCGACCCGCGCGAGCTCTGCCAGACGCGCCTCCCCGCCTGGGTCATCGGCAACAGCGACCGCTTCACGACGCCGCACTCCTCGGCAATCGGCGGGCGCATCCCGCTCGCGCTCAACAGCTACAACCGCATCCCCGCCGTGCGGGTCACGACCAACGCGGTCGGCGTGCAGAACTTCGTCGTCGCCGCGGGGACGGATTGGGTCGTCAGCACCAGCACCGGCGTCACCGTCAACGGCGTCGTCAAGACGTCCGGCGATGCAACCTACGGGTGGAACAAGACCGAAGGCCAGGATTCAACTGGCGTTCGGTACACCTACATCAACTTCACGAACGGCGCGACGGCGTGGTCCGACTCGGACGCGGTGCATGTGACGGTGACGAGCGAGTCGACCGTCGAGCAGCTGAACGTCGTGAAGATGATCCGCGAGCTATGCGTTGCTTACGGGGCGTTCGGCGGTTCGGGCGTCAACGATGCGCTGTTCGCCGTCGCGGAGTCGAAGCTCCCACCGGCGTTGGCGGTTCCGAAGTTCTTGGCGAACGCAGGGGGAGGAGGGAACGCCGGAACGCTGCTCGACGTCATCGAGAACGCGATCTGCGAGTCGTACCCCATGATCTCGATGGTCTGGCAAGACGGAGGGTATGGGCCGATTCTCACCGACTACCGGACGGCTCCGGTCATGCACCTGATCGTCGGCGCCGTCCCGATCATCGACCGCGGGTCGCTCGTGCAGGCCTCGACTGCAAGCGCGATCAAGAACTCGTTCGTCGTGCGATACGGGTACGACCCGCTGCTCGACGTCTTCACCGGCGTCGTCACGCGCGACCCAACGAACTCGGCGGTCTGTGCCTACTCGCAGGACATCGTCGGTCAGCGCGACGCCGACCCCATCGAGTCGATCTACATCACGGACGATGCGACGGCTTCGTACGTCGCCGACTGGCTCGTCGCGCACATCGCGCTGCCGTCCTATCTCGTCGAGTACGAGGCCCTCCCGACCGCGTTCTTCCGCCTGCGCCGCGGGGACACCGTCGAACTCACGGACCCGGAGTTCGGGTGGACCCAGGAACGTGCGACGGTCGAGGGGCTGTTCTTCTCCCCCGGCAAGGCGCGTGTCACGCTGCGCGTCTGGCAACGGTTCGTTGACCTCGGTGGCGCGGCGCTGTCCGTGCCCGCGCTGTAGGATGCACCCATGAGCGACCGCCCCATCCCGCGCAGCTGGAATGACAGAGTGCTCTGGCTTCTGGAGCATCTCGCTGGCGGGGCGGGGAGCTTCCCGCCTGGGTCCGGCGTTGACCGCCCTGCTGGCGGTGCTGCCTCGCCGGTGACGGTGCGGGTCCGGGTCGACATCGTCGACGCCGCCCCAGGCGCGGAGGTCGTCGTGCAGCTTCCTGTCGGCGTTCGCCACTGGCTGATCATCGGGTTCGCGATGGTGCGCACCGCTGGGTCCGCCGCGCAGATGCAGCCGCGTCTCGGGGAGGTTTCAGCGTTCACCGCTGGCGGGCTTGACGAGCGCGTGACCTACGACTCCCAGGGCGTGACCATCCCGATCCGCGACGTGTTCTGCGCGCCGATCCCGGTGCGCTGCGACGCGGCGGGCAGGCTGTACCTGCGGCCCGGGTTCAACGCTGGGGCCGACAACGACGGAACGGCGGAGGTCTGGATGCGTCAGGCCTTCGAGTCGGAGGGGAGCAGCTGATGGGGATCTCGTCGCCACGCTTTGTTTCGTGCGCCGGAGGCGGAGGAGGGGGCGGCGCGACGCCATCGAACCTGCGCACGAACGTCGCGCTCCTCGGAACGATCGACGGCGTCAACACGGTGTTCACCACGCCCGACACGTTCGTCCACGACGGGACGACGAACGAGGCGGTCTACCTGCGCGGCAAGCGCGTCCTCGAGGGCATCGGCAACGACTACACCGCCTCGGAATCTGGCGGCCCTGGAACGGGGTACGATACGATCACGTTCACGCAGGCGCCCAAGACGCCGGACAACGTGCTGATCGACTACTACATCGACGCATAGGGGGCCTGCAATGCCGCTCACTCTACTCCGCCAAGACGACGACGTCCGCAAGAGCGATGTGTACGACGACACCGTCGCGCCTTCGCTCGCGAACTTCGAGACGAACCCGGTCAGCCTGGAGGACGACCTCTCCTCGCTGCGGTCGGCTCTCCAGAACTTCCTCAACCGCGACGGCGCGAGCTTCCCGGCTGGGAACTGGTACGACGATGTCAGCGCGCCGATCACCTTCGAGGGCGGGTCGAAGCGCGGGATCAACAAGATCAACCAAGAGCTGCACGATCTGGAGCGCAAGCGGGTGCTCGTCAGCGTGTCGAGCCTTGCCGACGTCGCCGTGCCCGCGACGCAGAACTACGTCGTGCTCGCGCTCTCCGAGCTTCCGAGCAACACGACCGCGGCGGTCGGCGCGGTGACCACGCGCGGCACGGTCGCGGCCGCGCACGGCGGATCGTTCGGCACGTCGCACTCGCTCACCGAGGTCGGGGGCAGCACGGCGATCTCGCCGAAGAACCTCTGCGAGATCGTCGACGGCGCCACGCGCGACCCGATCCTCTCCAGCGGGCGCACCGTGTACGCGCTGTTCCAGACGGAGACGGCGACCGACGGTCACACGATGACCGGCACGACGCCGGTGCGGGCGCAGCTGTCGTTCGTGCGGATCACCGCGGCGGGCGACGACCTCGAGGCCTGCCCGGTCGCGGACATCGAGAGCAAGACGATCAACTACGCCAGCGTCGAGCGCAAGGCGCTCGAAGACCTGTCCGAGCAGGACTTCCTCCGCGGCGCGGTGACGGACGTTCCGAGCAGCGCGACGGTGACGCGGCAGGTCGCCTACGACAACCAGGGCGCGACGCCGGTCAACCTCACGACCAACGCGACGCTCGACCTCGAAGGCGCCGGCCTGATCTGGAAAATCCGCGATGACCTCGAAGCGGACCTGTTGCGCGTCGTCGAGGGCAGCGCGGGCGGAACCAGCACGGTCCACGTCGCGCAGGACGTCGACACGTTCGACGTCGATGCGGTCGACAACGACTTCCGCAACGGCGCGACGTTCGGGACCGTCGGCACCGGCATCCAGATCGCGGAGACGGCCGGGATCATCGAGCGCGCTGGCAACCTGACGCTGCTGGCGAGCGGCGCGGGCGAGCTGTTCCTCGACGACAGCAACCGCACCGGCTCGACCTTCGCGCAGGCGGGCGTCAAGCTCTCCGAGACGACCGCGGAGTGGGATGCGTACGAGGCGGCGTTCGGCGGTGAGGTCAGCCTGCTCAACGCGGTCGTCCAGGCCTACAACAACGGCGCGGCCCCGTCGCGGCTGTTCCACGTCGCGTCGGGCAACGTCGCGGCGGATGCAGACGTCGGCGGCCCCGGCACGGCGGCGAACAACCTCGACGTCGACTTCCCCGACGGCTTCGTGACCGCCGGCATCTTGAACACCCACCTGTTCCTCAACGGGCGGCTGATGCGGCCCGGCGCAAACGCGGCGGCGAATAACGATTATTACCCGGGCACGTCGTTCACGGCCGGCAACGTCGAGCTCAAGTTCGAGCGCGCGATCAAGAGCGGTGACCAGCTCGCGAGCTACGTGTACTGATCGACTCGGAGGACGACGTGCCGAACCCGGAGAAGTCGCTGCTCAAGGCCGCCGCTCACGACGAGACGGCGGCCAAGCTCTCGGAGGCACTCGTCAACGCCGAGAAGAACGCCCTCGGTCTTGCCGCATCGCGCGACACGACCGAGCGCCTGTTCGCCCGCATCGCAGGGTACAGGGCGCGCATCGATGAGGCGTTCAAGGATGGGAAGTTCCCGGTCGAGGCGAGCGAGCCGGTGTACGCGGTGTTCCGCGACATCGTTGCGATCGTGCAGGACTCCCATCGCGCGCTTGTCGGTGCAGCAGCGGAGCAGGGACCGTTCGCCGCGGGTCTGCGCAAGGCGCTGGCGCTGACGCGCGAGCAGGCGAACATCGAACGGGCGCTCGCCGAACGAGCGGTGGAACTCGACCGCGAGGAGCAGGAGCAGGCTCGGCGGGATGACCCGCCGGCTGAAACGCCGTCGCCCGTCGCCGTAACGGCCCCGCACGGCTCGCCGGCGACCCAGGGGGCTACCAACCCCCAGGACGAAGCCCCGGCGAGCGCGCGGGCCCAGCCCGACGACGGGGCGCCTGCCTCGCGCGAGCAGCTGCAGAAGAAGCAGACGCGCAGGAGTCGCCGTGCCAAAGACACCGGATGACCTGAAAGGTGGCATCACCGACGCCGATCAGATCGTGCTCAACGACACGAGCGCGGACCCTACATCGATCGGCGAGATGACGCGCAACGGCAACGACATCCGGGTCAAGGACGGGCTCGGCGTCTTCTCGTTGCGCCAGACCTCCGTTGCCGACGTGCTCGCGAACGTGCTGCTCACGACCGAGGGCGGGCTGGTGTACGGTAGCGACGGCGACTTGATTCTCAAGGGGTGACCCGATGACCGCTCTGCATTCCGGCCTGACGGGGTCCGACGTCCACGTCCCGATCGCGTTCACCTACGCCAACGCAGCCGCGCGCGTCGCAGCGGTCGTTGTCACCGCAGACCTGTACAAGTTCGCTCGGCAGTCCGACGACAACAGCGTCTGGATGCTGACGGCGACGACTCCGACCTGGGTTCGCATCGACCCTGCCGGCGTGGCGAGTTCATCGAACGCCGTCGACGTCGTCGCGATCAAGAACACCGCGGGCACCATCTCGAAGGGTGAGGTCTGCTACATCGCCGGCTGGGACTCCGGCAACAACGCCGTAAAGGTCGAGAAGGCAAGGGCCGACAGCTCGACGACGATGACGGCAATCGGCGTGGCGACGGGCGCCTTCACGGAGGCGGCGACCGGCTACCTGCGCGTCGTTGGCGAGATCACCGGGCTCGACACGTCTGCATGGTCCGTGAACGACCTGCTGCACGTCTCGCCGACGACGGCTGGCGCGCTCATCAACACGCACGTCAGCGGGCCAAACATCCACCAGCAGATCGGGCGCGTGCTGAAAAGCGATGCGACGACCGGCGTGATCTCATGCAACGTTCCTCCAGGGTTCGACCACATCTCGAACTCGACGCCGGCGAACGACTCAACGACGCCGACCTCGGGCACGTCTGCGTTTGCCTCGCGCAGCGACCACGCCCATCGGCAAGCCGCCTATGCGCACGCGAGGGCATCAACGGACCAGTCGACGTCCAGCGGCACGTTTGCCGACGTCTCCGGGGCATCGGTGACGGTCACGACGCAGGCGAACTCGAAGCTGTTGATCGTCGCGCAGCTGTCCGGCGTGACCGGCGGTAACTCCGGCAAGATCATCGTTCTTGTCGATGGAGTCCAGCAGGGAACGGGCTCGAACATCCACGGGCACACCGGCAACGGCGGCGCGGCGGTGATCGTCGAGCTAACAGCCGCGCTGACCGCGGCGGCGCACACGATCAAGGTGCAGTGGGCCCGCATCTCGGGGACGCTGACGATGAATGCGTCGTCGGCGCCGACTACGGACGGGTGTCAACTATGGGCGCTGGAGGTGTTCCCGTGATCGTCTACTCGTTCGCTCTCGTTCAAGGACAGCCGTTCGACGGTGCGGAACTGCATTATCAAGTGCAGTCCGTGTTCCCCGGGCTGCTCGGCATCCGTCGCGTGGGGCTGGCGCTGCAGATGGAGTTCGCGGGCGAACTGACCGACCCGCAGATTGCGAACATCGTCGCGATCGTGGAGGCTCACTCCGGCGCCCCCGCCCCGTTGAAGCTCTGGCGCTACGTCGCGGCGGGCGACATTGGACGCGACCACCGCGCGATCGACTTTGGCGTCGGGCTGACGACGCGCCTGCACGAACAGGTCACCGTCATGTTCCGCGGAGAGGTGCGGCAGGTCGGCTTCTTTGCTCCCGACAACCACACCGACGAGATCGTGCGCGAGACGATGGTCTACGTCCGAAGCGCGAACGGTCTGGCGGTGTCGCGCACGACGACCCGGACGTGGTTCCGCGAGGACGGGACGGCGCACCCCGTCGCCAAGGTGACGACGAAGGACTACGCGGCGGACCCGGTTCACCAGATGCAGGAGGGCGCGCGCCGGCGACAGAACGTCGTCGACAGGCTGACGATCGACGTGCTCGGGATGCTCATGGCGACGCAGACCGCGGGCGATGTCGCAGCCGCCGAGACGATCGGCGCAGGGTTCATGCTGACCCACTCCAGCGCGGTCACGACGTACCTGCGGACCGGTGCGAACGCGCTGCTGCAGGCCGAGGTGACGGCCGACACGGCGGCGTGGCTCGACAACGACCTTGCCGCGCTGGGGATGGGCGGCGTCACGATCCGGCAGGCGATCGTCGCGTCGCTGCTCGGGATCATGGAGTAGACTCGGCGGCGAGAGGTGCTCATGCACGTCCTGCTGTTGTCCGGCGGCGCGTTCAAGGGGGCGGTGCAGATCGCCTCGATCCGTGCGCTGCTCAACGAGATGGGTCGGCTACCTGACGAGATCCGCGGAACGAGCGTCGGCGCCGTGAACGGCGTCATGGTCGCGCAGAACCGCATCGACGAGCTTGTCGAGATCTGGACCGCGCTCGACGACCCGAACCCGATCAACGGCGTGCGAGGGTTCCTGCGCGCGACGCCGCTCGCGAAGGACGGGTTCTGGTCGCTCGACCCGCTGCGTGAACAGCTTGTCGAGCGGGAAGTCAAGACGCAGAAGCTGCGGACCCGGTTCGGCGCCGGCATCTGGCTTCCCGAGTCGGACCTACACGTCGTGCCGACGTGGACCTCGCAGGGGCCGGACAACCATCGAGTCGAACTCGAGGACGGCGTGCTGGCGTCGGCCGCGATCTGCGGCATGTTCGCCGGCATCCCGGTGACGTGGAACGCCGCACGCTCGATCGCCGGTGACGGCGGACACGAGCACGTCTGCCCCCCCGTTCCGTCGTGGGTGAAACCCGGCGACCGCGTCGACGCGATCTTCTGTCATCCGCTCGAACCCGGCGTCATCATGCACACCGCGAAGCAGGTCGACGGACGCATCGAGAGGCTGCTGCTCGCCGCCGACAAGGGGACGCACGCGCCCGCGCGCGGGGACTTCGAGACGTTGAAGGCGCTGGCCGCGTCCGGTGTCGACGTGCGCGTGCGTGCCCCGCGCCAGGACCCGGGACCGATGCTCGATGCGTCGCGCGCAACGATCGCGCGCAGGCTCCACGTCATCGGCGAGGAGATGGCACGCGAACCGATCTGGACGACCGCAAACGGTGCAACGCCTCGCGAGTCCTGATACCGTACCTCCAGCGCAGGCGGTTGATCGCCAGCGCGTCCACGCGCAACGCTGGAGGATCAGATGGCTCTCGACGGCTACCCGCTCGACACGTTCACCAAGCGCCACCTCGAAGCCGGGCTCGGCAGCCGCAAGGTCGGCCGCCTCATCGCGTACCTGCTCAACCGCTCCGGCGAGCGGGCCGTGCAGAAGGTCGTCGCCGGCGACGTCGCGGGACCGATCACGGTCACCGGCATCGCGACCAACGATCGGCTCGTCAGCGTGCTGTTCCAGGACGGGACGTCGAAGATGATCTCCGACCTGACCTCGGAGTTCTCGATCTCCGCGGCGAACACGATCACCAACCTCGGTGGGACCGCCACGACCGGCGGCGTGCTGATCGTCGCGTACGGCGACCGGACGTAGGCGCGTCCGTGAAGGTCGCAGCCGACAACGCGCTGCAGCTGATCCCCTGGGGTCAGGTGCAGGCGCTGGCCGACGAACTCGTCGAGCACGGGTTCGATGACGAGGAGGTGCGCCTGCACATCGCGCGCATCCTCGACGACCTGTTGCCTGCGGACCTGCTCCCCCCCCCGTTCGGCACGGTTGCCGAGCTCCTCGATGGTCCCGTGATCGTCGCGGCGATGAACCTTGTCGTCGCGGTAGCCCGCCGCGACCCCGTCAAACGACAGGCGCGGATCGCGCGCCGGAACGAACGCCGAGCACGGAGGTCTGCATGAGCCCCGAGACGATTGCGTCGCTGGCCGACTTCGCGCTCAAGGCCGGGGTGCCGGCCTCCCTTGGGTGCGTGATCGTCTGGTACCTGCTGTGGAAGCTCATCCCGCGGCTCATCGACACCTTCGAACGCACCGTCGCCTTGCAGGCGCAGTCGTTCAAGGACGCGATGGTCGAGCACCACAAGATCACCGACGATCTGCGCGAGACGCTGATCACCGAAGGTCAGCTCAACCGGAAGCACCGCGAGGACGAGGGTCGTCAGACCCGCGAAGCCCTGCGGGTGCTGCACGACAAGACCGACAAGCTCCACGACAAGACCGACAAGCTCCACGACAAGACGAACGAGATCGCGCAGCTGACCGCGATCTCGCTCGGCCCTTCCGACGACCCATTCGGACCGCGCCCCCCGAAAGCACGCCGCACCGCGGTTGGAGGTTGAGATGCTGACGTCCTCGCTCGGGGTCACCGCTGGCGATCCCGTTGTCGCGCTGATCACGTGGGCGTTGACGTACGCGGTCGGGCGCTGGTGTCCGGCGAGGTTCAAGGTGCAGGTGCGCGCGATCCTTCCGGCGATCGCGGTGCTGCTGGCGGTCGCGATCTCGGCAGGCGCAGCGCAGGCCCAGCACCAGCCGCTCACGATCGACGTCGTGCTGCGTGGCGTCGGCGCGGCGGGGGCTGCGGTGCTCGGTCACTCGCAGCTGCGCGAACTGCTCAAGCGGCTCGAGACGAGCAACGACAAGCAGTCCCAGGCCTGATACCATCCCCCTCGGACGCGGAGGCCGCCATGGCAGATTCCAAGGTCACGCTCAACCTGTACGGCAGCGACACGCCCCCGACGGACCCGCCGTACAGCGACGGCGTGAAGCTGCTGCGCTCGTTCGAGAAGATCCTCCCGCCCGGGATCGCGACGGACCAGCTCAACGTCGCGTTCATCAAGGAGCAGACGATCGCCGCGCTCGGCACGGTGACGATCAACTTCGGTGCTGGCGGCGACGCCGACGGGTACGGGGTCGCGGTCAACGCGGCCGACTTCGTCGGGCTGTACGTCGAGAACGTCGAGGGCGGAGCCGGCGGAACGCCGCTGCAGGTCGAGGCGCCGGCGAACCCGGTGAACTGGCTCGGCGCGAGCACGGTGCTCAAGCTCGGCGACGGGGCCTTCGTGTTCCTGTACAACTTCACGGCGGGTCGCGTGCCGGTTGCCGCGGGTGCGCGGCAGCTGCTGCTTCGCAACGCGCACGGCTCGCTCTCGTTGACCGCGCGCGTGATCGCTCTGTTCCGCCGCTGATCTGGAGGTCGTCGTGGCAGACAACTCGCTGTTCTCGTTGCAGATCGACGCCCACCAGTCGCCGCCGGCGGGCTCGCCGTTCACGAACTTCATCACGGCGGCTCGCTCGATCAGCAAGACCCTGCCCGACGGCAACGCCGACGATCAGGTCAAGGCGATCGCCGCGATCGAGCAGACGATCGCGGGGTCGGCTACGGTCGCGATCGACCTGCAGTCGGACCTCGACCGCTACGGGGTCGCGCTCGCCGCTTCTTCTGCGGTGCTCGTGTTCGTCGAGAACGTCGACGACGGCACCGGCACCGGCGTCATCGAGGTGCGTCCGCACGCGACCACGAACCCGTGGACGAACCTGCTCGGCGCTGGCTCGGCCGTGAAGCTCGCGCTCGGCAGCGGCATGGTCGTCGGTGCGTTCAAGACGACGAACCTTCCGGTGCTGGGCGCCAACCGGGCGCTGCAGATCGTCGAGACGAGCGGTCAGCCGACCAAGCTGCGCGTTCACCTGTGGCTGCGGAAGTAGTCGAGAACGCAAGCCGAGAGACGTAGGGGAGCCCGTCCTTCGCGACCCGTGCGCCGGGCCTGCGCATCAGCCGACCGGCGGCGTGCGCGCTCGGGTCTGCGGCCCCGCCGGTGAAGCCGGCACCGCGCACCGCAGCGAGGACGACCGCGTCGAGCTCGCGCAGCCGAGCCTTGTTCGCCGGGTCGGCGTGCCACGCGCGCGGGTCGTGACGACCGGCAACGCCGAAGACGGCTTGCACCCCGAGGTGCGACGTGCGGATCACCGCGACCGCGCCGGACAACCACGGCACCGTCGCGGCCCAGCGCGCGAGCACGACGCCGGCGTCGGCGAGGGTCCGGTTCCCGGTCGGCGCGGAGTCGAACCCGTCGAGGTCGACGAGGACGTGTTCGAGCACCGCGGGCTCCCACCGGACGGGGACGTGGACCTGTTGTCCTCGAGCGGCGAACGTGCGCCAGCCGACGGCCTGCATCCGGTCGACCGAGACGTAGCGGTCGGGGAGGTGCAGGCGCGGGTCGTTCTCGCCGCTCGCTTCCCAGGCGGCCATCGCCTCGTGCATCGCGGTCCTCTCGGCGTGGCCGGACGCGAGGCGGTCGGCGTGCGCCAGCAGACCGAGCAGCGTCGTCGCGCGGCTCTCGGAGCGGCGCATGCCCGTCGGTCCTGACCAGCAGCCGTCGGCGTCCCCGTACAGGGCTCCCAGGACCAGCGGGCACCGGGCGCCCGGCCCAGGAGGAGGATTCTCTATTCTCCCCGTCCTTGATTCAGTACAGGGGACCACGTCTTTCCGGTGACCGATCGCGGGTGCTACCCGGACGGTTCCGTCCACGTTCCGCCAGCAGACCCGGAGCGGCCGCTCGTCGGCGCCGCAGCAGCCGAAGCAGACGCCCGAGCCGTTCGGGTTGAGCAGCATCGACGGGTCGCGGTCGTTGTGGAACGGACAGCGGGTGAACATGCGCCCTGCGCGGGCGACGACGTCGACCGGGGCCCAGGTGCCGGGGTCGGCTGTCCGGCGCGCGGGAAGGGCAAGCGCGTCAACGGCAAGGCGCACCGCGCGTTCGGCCTCGGGCGGGACGAGGAGGTGCTGCCCCCACAACCCGCCGACGGGTCGCTCGCGCAGGGTGAGCCCGAGCGCGCGGATCTGCTCGACGTGCAGCGACTCCCAGCCGAGGATGCCGAGCGCCGCGTGCCATGCGCGTCGCGCCGTCTCGTAGCCGACGTCGGCGAGGCACCGGATGTACCCGACCGAGAGCTCGACGTACGAGCCGCCGCCGTCGACCGGCTGCCGCGGATGATGGGCGAGTCGTTCGAGCAGCGCGCAGAGCGCATCGGCGAGCTTGGGCGGTGCCTCGGTTACGAGGCGCACAAGGGCCGAGGCTGTGCGGGAGGGCTGCATGGTTCCTTGCAGGTCGTCAGAAGCAACCGACGGAGGGAGCGAAGTCTCCCCCCGTCGGCTCTTCGAGCTACTGACGTTGCCCGGTGCGCGGTTGTACCGCCGCGCACCCCACCTGTACCTCGGGCGCCGCCGTCTGGTCAAGCACAACAACGTCGCAGCGAGCGCCCGACACGATGCGCGTGCTCGACTTGTCCCGACGACGGGTCGCGGGTACCCTCGTGGTGCCGGAGTCGTGGCCGGCGCACGAGAACCTCCAGGGGCGGTGCGGCATGGTGTCGCACCGCCCCGCTCGTCAGAGCCGGACAGATTCTGGCCGTCTCGCAGGTCCGACGACTTCCCCGGGGCACGGTCGCGGCATACACCCGTCCGGGGTACAGCATGCAGCTCTGCGTCTCACGCTACGAACAGCACGTCTTCGGTCTTCCCGACCGAGCAATCGTCTTCACCAACACCGAGCGGAACACGGCGGCGTGCGCGCGTCGGTACTGGTTCGCCGAGGTCGAGGGCCTGCGTCCGAAGGTCGCCGCGCGACCGCTGCGGTACGGCGCGGCCTGGGGAACGCTGCTCGACGACCTGCACACCTACTGGATGAAGTTCGACAGCGAGTACCCGGTCGACGCCGTGCACCGGTGCGTCTGGTGTGCGGGATGCGGCGCGATCGCCGACGAGCGGTGCGCCCGCTGCGCGGGCTCCGGGCTCGGACCGGTTGCGCGCGCGCTGCGCGAGTGGGAGCGCATCGAGCGCGAGCACGGCAAGAGCGACGACTTCGATCCCGCCGAGGAGGCGCAGACCCTCACTCGCTGCTGGGAGGGCTACGTGCTGGAGTACGGCCGCAAGCCGCTGGACGACTACCGCGTCGTCGGCGTCGAGGTCGCCTTCGCCGCGCCGGTGATCAACCCGTCGACCGGCAACCCGTACAGCCCGGTGACGTGGTTGGTCCGCACGCCCGAGGGGATGCGGGTTGCCCGCACCGGCGAGGCTCGCAGCGAGCACGCCGTCTCCGTGCGCTGGCCGTACTACCAGATCGGCAAGCTCGACGCGCTGTACCAGCACCGCGTCACCGGCGACCTGTGGGTGTGGGAAGGAAAGAGCTCGAAGGACCCAGCCGGGTACATGCAGGGCGTCTCGGTCGATCCGCAGATCGGCGGCTACGTGTGGCTCGTCGAACACCACCTCAAGGAGTTCCCGGGCGCCACGCGCGTCGCCGGGTTCATGTACGACATCGTCTCGTCGGTCAAGCACGGCGACCCGAAGCCGCTCGCAGCGGCGAAGGTGCCGGTGCTCGACGAGGAGGGGAAGCCGCTGATGAAGGGCAAGCGGCAGGTCTGGCAGGTCGACGCCGACGGCGAACCCGTGCTGCGCTGCCCGGGGTTGTCGCGCGCAGCGGGGACGATCCCCTCGTGGCGGTACCGCGCGGCGCTCGCGAAGCACGGGTTCGACGAGAAGGACTACATCGACCACCTCGACAAGCTCGAGGCCGAGATCGATCCCAAGCTGTACCTGCGCGACTTCGGAACGGTCGGCCGCGAGCCCGTCGCGCGGTATGCCAGGGAGGTCTTCGCGATCTGCGGCTCGCTCTCCGCGATGCGGCGTGCAGCGGCGACTTCGACTTCGCCCAACGACCTCGACGTCGCATTCCCCCGCACGGCGATCTGCCGTCTGCCGGGCGGTCGGTGCCCGTACCGCGGGCCGTGCTTGGAGGACGGGCCTCTCGTGCGACAGAACTTCGAGACGTCAACCTCGGTCCGATGGACCGAACAACAGCCGACGATCGCGCCGCCTCCTGCGGACGATCTCGGCGAGGAGCTGGGCTGGTGAGTACCGAGAACAACGACAAGACCGTCAACATCGGATCGCTGACCTTCGAGCGTGCTGGGGACCAGAACGCCGAGGCGATGCACTACAAAGTGTTCCTCTGGGGGCCGTCGGGCTCGGGGAAGTCGTGGGCGAGCGCGAGCGCGCCCGGCGTCTTCGTCCTGCTCACCGAGCGGAACGGGTTGCAGTCCGTCAAGAACAGCAACCCCGACGCGCGCGTGACCCTCTGCACGGACATCGCCGCGGTGCGGCAGTTCATGCGCGCCGCTGCTGGCGACGAGCTCAAGGCGCACGGGTGCCGCACGATCGTCATCGACTCGCTCACCGAGATTCAGCGGCTGATGAAGGACGAGATCCTCCAGCAGCGGCTCGCGGACGAACGCAAGGAGGCGAAGTCCAAGGGCGAGAAGGAGCCGACCGAGACGACCCTGACCCTCGCCGACTGGGGCTCGCTGACCGAGAAGATGCGGCGGTTCATGCGGCTTCTGCGCGACGTGCCGTACCACGTCGTCTGCACGGCCCTCGAGAACGGCGAGACGGACGAGTCGTCGGGGACCGCGGTGCGCTACCTGTACCCGAGCTTCGAGGGGAAGAAGCTCCACAACGAAGTCGCGCAGTACTTCAACGCCGTCGGCTACTGCTTCAAGAAGGAGAAGGCCAGCGAGAACGGCGAGAAGCAGGTATTCCACCGCGTCATGTTCGAGGGGCCGTCGCGGTATCTGGTGAAACCGTGCTTCCCGCTGACCGGCGTGCAGGAGCCGAACGTCACGGAGTGGTTCCGCGTGCTCGCGTCCGGCAAGCCGAGCGACAAGCCCGCTGGCGAACCGCCCGCCGAGAAGCCCGCTGCCGCGAAGGCGGACAAGAAGAAGAAGGACGAGAAGAAGCCTGCCGACGACACCACCAACAACAAGGCCGGCGAACAGCCGGCCGCGAAGTAGGAGATCACGACGATGGCGATGTACGACCCCTCGAAGGAGAAGTCCAGCGGCGCCTGCGGTGCTGGGCGAAAGGTGCTGCACCCGGTCGGGTACAGGCTCTACAACAGCTCGAAGAAGGGCACGCAGATGCTCGACATCGCGTTCGTGTGCCTGCGCGATCTCGCCGAGATCGGCGACGAGAAGAACTCGGTGCGCGCGCGGTTCGCGCTCGTGGACGCGGCGATGTTCCGTTACGGCGCGTTCTGTCAGGCGATCGGGTACACGCAGCCTCACGACCCGACGAAGCCCGAGGTCATCGAGAAGATGCTCGCCAACGCGAAGCCCATCATCGGCACCGTGAAGGTCACCGAGTGGGAAGGGAACGAGCGCCCCGAGGTCGACAAGTTCGCGAAATACCGCGGCGAGCAGGACCCCGAGTGGGACGAGATGATCGCGCACGGCGAAGCCAGCTGGCAGAAGTACCTCGCGAAGATCGAGGAGAAGGAACGCGAGGCGGGCCGCGGAGGCAGCCGCTCGTCGGGGAGCAGCGCGCGCTCCTCCGCGCCGGACGAGGAGTCGTACAGCGGCGGCGGTGGCGGCGACACCGACGACATCCCGTTCTAAGCAGGGGGCAACGTGGCGAAGGTTCGAGACGGCTGGCTCCTCGGAGTCGATCCCGCGGCGGAAGGCGCGATGACCCTGCTGTCCGAACCGACGCAGGCGGTCGCGGCCTTCCACTGGAAGAAGCACACCGTCGACGGTCGCTCCGTGTTCAAGCTGAACATCGCGACCGTCGACGGTGACCGCGTCAGCCACGACGGGCTGACGGGCGCCTGGGCGATCGGGCTGACGTGCCTGCGGTTCATGGAGCAGCGCGGGCTGATCATGCTCGCCGGCGCGATGCGCGTCGCGGCCGAGGAGGCGATCGTCGTGCAGAACCCGAACACGACGGTCAAGATCGCGAAGTTCGGCGGGGCTGTTGTCTCCGCGGTCGAACGGTGGGACCCGACCGGCGAGGCGCTGTGGGTGCGCCCGCCGGTGTGGCAGCGGATGATGTTTGGCCCGGTGAAGCGCGGGGGAACGAAGCCCGCGTCGCTCGGCCTGATGCCTGCGCGGATCAAGGGGCTGGGCGCGCTGCTCGCGGTACTCGGGGACCACGACCACATCACCGACGCGGCGGGCATCGCGGCGTGGCGCGGGCTGCACCGGTGACGGTCCCGAGGACGTGCTTCACCTGCGCGCACCTCGGTCAGCAGCGAGCACGCCTTGCGTGCATGGCCTCGGCACAGATCGCCGGCGTGTGGCGGATGCGCTCGTTCTGCGCGTCGGCGCCGAGCGATGTATGCCCCGGCTGGGAGGTGCAGATGACGGCGGCGACGATCACCGCGGACGAGATCATGCGGTACCGCAACGCTGGCGCCGACTGGAAGGTCGAGCTCGTCTGCGACACCGACGGACACGACAAGTTCTACAGGGTCGAGCCGGTCGCTCCGACGGGCAGCGGTCCAGACAAGGCGCGGCTCACCTGGGGTCGCAACGGGACCAACGGGCAGTCGCAGGTCGTCACGCTCGCGGAGGCGCGCGAGCGCATCGCGGAGAAGCTCGGCAAGGGCTACCGCTACAGGACGAGCACGCTGCCGAGCCCCGGCCGTCCGCCGATCCCGACCGACCGCCCGCGCGTGCGCACCGACGGGAGGACGGCGCCAGCGCCGCAACCCGAGCGCGTCTCGCTGCGCGACGGTTGCGGGCGCGCGACCTTCCGCATGGCCTCGCGCGAGGATCTGTACTCGCTCGCTGCGAGCGAAGGCTGGCGCAAGGTCGAGCTCGAAGACCCGACGGCGATCGACGTGTTCCGCGAGGCCGAGGAGCTGCTGCAGTACGTCGGCCGCGACGGCGCACGATGGGTCGTCGTCCGGCAGCGCGACGGCAAGCTGCTGTTCGGCAAGATCGACCGACGCGCCTGACCCACCCGCCTGCGCGCGGGCGCATACTGGTGGGTGCCGGCCACGACCGATCCCACACCGGCACCGGAGGCTCGATGACCGCGAAGAAGACGGCGGCAACGATGTTCGACATCCAGCGCGTGTTCGACGCATGGGCAAAGCACCGGCCGAAGCCGGCGCTCTGCAAGCTGACCAGCGACCGCTCGAAGCTGATCGCGTCGCGCATGGGGCTCGGGTACTCGGCCGACGACCTCTGCGCGCTCGTCGAGTACGTCTTCGAGGCCGACGACAGCTGGTGCAAGTTCATGCGCGGCGACAACGACCGCGACAAGGACTACACCGCGCTCGACTCGCTGCTCCGCAAGGAGAAGCTCGCCGACCGCGTTGAGAAGGCCCTGCTGTGGCGCGACGCGAAGACCGCCTCGACGACGAAGCCGACCGCGGCGAGCTCCACGACGGGTGTTGACTTCGGCGCGATGGGCGCGTTCCGTGCTCGTCCCTTCGCCGGCGAGGCGTGACCGTGGCCGAATGGATTGAAGGCGTGAAGGTGACGCCGCTGGCGTCGATCGCACCGACGCTCGGGATGCGCGTCGGTCGGATGCACACCTGGGGACCGTGCCCCGCGTGCAACGAGACGACCCGCGGCAAGGACGACCGGCGCGGCCCGGTCGGAGTCTCCGGCGACGGCAAGGGATGGAAGTGTCACCGGTGCAGCGCGCACGGGGACGTGCTCGACCTGATCGCGCTGATCAAGTACGGGCGCAAGACGTCGGAGTTCAACGGAGCCCAGTGGGCCGAGCTCCGCACGTTCTGCTCGGAGCAGGGCTGGTGCTCGGCGACGGGTGACCGGCCGTCGATCCGCACGAGCGAGGACATGGCGGCGCGCTTGCTCGGCAAGCAGATCAACGAGGAGCGCAAGCGGTCGAAGCCCGACCCGGAGCCGGAAGCGAGCGAGCAGCACGAGCACCGCGACGGCGGTGGCGGTGCGTTCGCATGGCGCGAGGGGCTCGCGGAGGAGTGCGCCGCGCGCCTGTTCACGCCCGAGGGGAAGGCGGTGCTCGACTACCTCACGTCGGCGACCGGCCGCGGGTTCACCGAGGCGACGGTGAAGGAGTGGGGCCTCGGCGCAGCCGTCATCGCTGGTGAACCGTGGTTGACGATCCCGCTGCGCGACCACTCCGAGCGCGTCGTCAACGTGCGGTTCCGAAGCGTGCCGCCTGCGAAGAAGTCGTACAGGGTGTGCAACGGTCGGCCGCTGCCGCTGTTCGGCGTCGACCGGCTCGGCACCGACATCGGTTCCGCCGTGATCGTCACCGAGGGCGAGCTCGACGTCGTCGCGCTCTGGCAGTACGGCTTCACCGCCAGCGTCGTGTCGGGCACCGCGGGTGCAGGCGCGTGGAAGGACGAGTGGCTGGACGTGCTGGAGCCCTACACCGGGTTCACGCTCTGCTACGACAACGACAAGGCGGGCAACGAGGGCGCGATCAAGTTCGCCGAGAAGATGGGGGTCGACCGCTGCACGCGCGCGGTGCTGCCGAAGAAGGACGCGAACGAGTGCCTCGTCAGCGGTGTCCCCGTCGAGTCCATCCGGCGCGCGCTCGTGCTCGCCACGCCGATGTTCGGGTCGGCGCTCAAGACCGTCGACCAGTACGCCGACGACTTGGAGAAGCTGATCTCCAACCCGCAGGAACTCGTCGGGAGGTCGACGTCGTCGCAGCGGCTTGACGCCGCGATCGGCGGGCTTCGGCCCGGGCTCGTCATCGTTAGCGGCGACACCGGCCACGGCAAGACGACGTTCGCGACGTGGTTGTGCTACGCGCAGGCGAAGGCCGGCGTGCCGACGATGATCACGTCGTTCGAGCAGCGGCCGATCGGCAGCGTGCAGAAGCTCGTCCGCATGGAACTCGGCGGCGACTTCACCAGCGTCTCGCCGGACCAGCGGCGCGACGCGGTGCTCGCGCTCGGCAAGCTGCCGCTGACGATCCTCGACCACTACGGCGATTGCAAGCCCGACAGGCTGATGAACGCGATCCGCTACGGCGCGCGGCGTCTCGGCGTGCGCGTCGTGCTGGTCGATCACCTCGGGTTCCTGCTCGAACGCGGCGAGGACGAACGCCAGCAGATCGAGGCGATCGTGCGCGCGCTGGCGATCACCGCGTACACGGTCGGCGTCACGATCGTCCTCGTCTGCCACCCCAAGTCGCTGCCGCAGGACGCGGACAGGCCGACGCTGAACGACCTCAAGGGGGCGAGCGCCATCAAGCAGGACGCCTCCGAGGTGCTGATCGTCGTGCGCGATCCGCCGCGCCCGAACGCGAAGCCCCCTCGCCCGTGGCCGGGGACGTGGGTGTACGTCGACAAGGTGCGCTCGGAGTTCGGGGTCGCCGACTCGAAGGTGCTGCTCGCGTTCGGGCCGTTGTCGTGCTGTTACGCTGACGACTGGTCGAAGGTGCCCGAGGGTCGAACTGGACAGCTCATCGCGATCCCATAGTTCGACCTTCGACCGGTGCGCGCGCACGGATACAGGGCCTCGTCACAGGAGGACCAGAAGACCATGATGAAGAACACGAGCATCGTTGACTTCGCGCGCCAGGACGATGGGGCCGCCCAGCTGATCCGCGCCGTGCCGAAGGTCGACGCCGAGAGTGAGAACACGCTGCTGTGGGACATCGATCTCGCGTTCGGCCTGTCGTCGCCTGACGATGCGGAGTACCTCGACGCGACGATCCCCTCGACTGGCGAGCTCCAGGGCCGTGCGAAGGAGGGCCTCGGGTCCGCGGTCGTCACCGTCAAGCCGACGGCCGACACGATCAAGATCACGATGAACACGGAGAACGGGCGCGTGTTCCTCGACGGCGTCAGCGCCGAGGTGCGGCACCTGCAGGTCCGTACGACCGAGCGGGTGCAGACCTACCTTGCTCGGCTGCGGCTGCGCGCGGTCAAGGCGACCGACAGCGTCGGGCTCCTCGAGGCCCTCGGCAAGAAGATCGGCGTCGTCGTCGAGCCGCGGCAGGCGGACCTGCCGTTCAACAAGACCGGCGACTCCCCCGACCCCGAGATCGGTTCGGTGGTCGCCGGCAAGATCGGCGACGAGGACGTCTTCGGCATCTTCACCGGCAAGAAGGGCGACAAGTACACGCTGGTCGACTTCGGGATCGTGCGCCGCGCCGACTCGATCGTCTCCGCGGTCAAGGTCGAAGGCGCCGACGACAAGGAGAACGCGCTGCTCAAGGACTACGAGAACCACGCGAAGGAGCTCGGGTCGGCCCCGACGTGGGCGAATCTCGTGGTCGCGCTCGGGCAGCAGGTCGGCAAGGGCAAGGGGAAGAAGAAGGTGACCGGCTGGACGCTGTCGCAGGACGTCGTCAACGCGGCGATCGACATGCACCTCCCCGAAGAAGCTGGCGACAAGCAGGCGATCGCATGACGAACGAGCCGTCGGTTCGATGCAAGGTGGTCCGCATGGACCTCCAGCAGTTCGACCGGGCGGCCGACGACCCGGGGCTCGCGGCGCTCGTGCGCGAGGGCTGGGAGGTCGTCACGACGGTCGCTCTGGACGAGCCGGGCGGGCAGTCGCTCTGCCTGCTCCTGCGGCCGCCGCGACCGCCTGCGGTCGTCGCACCTCGACCGCCCGTGTGGGCGGCGCCGGCGTTCGGCGCGCTGCTCATCGCCAGCGGCTTCGCTCTCGGCGTGGCGGCGGTGCTGCTCGCAAGCTGACCAGACGGCTGTTGTCCGGTACCCGCGCTCGGTGGACCGTCCTCCGAGCAGCGGGTCGCCCTCGGACCTTGCGTCGGGGATCTATGGGGAAGCGAGACAGACGGCGTCGTGCGTCACGAGCGCCGTCTTCGCGCGTTCGGCCGACCGAGGCAGACCTTGACGAAAGTTCGACCGCGGGTGTTGTCCGGTACCCCGCGGCGGTGGACTCTGATCTCGTGGTCGGCCGTCGCCGACCCGAACCGGAGGTCACCGTGTCCACGAAGCAGCAGATGATCGACAGCGTTGCGCAGGGCCTTGGAGCGATCGTCACCTGGGACCTGTTCGGCACCCAGGTCAAGCCGGCCGATCTGCGCGCGATCCTCGCAGCGGAGGGGATCACCGACATCGCGGTCCCCGACATCGACCCCGAGCACGGCGTCCGTCGTGCGGCGTCGGCGTGGCGCCAGGGTCGCGGGAACGCCGACCGCTACATGGCGCAGGTCGTGTTCTCCGACTCGAACGTCGTCGAGGTCGGCATCCTCAAGCACGATCGCGTCGACGCTCACGAGGTTCGCTGGGTGCAGGTCGACAAGGCGACCTGGGACCTCAAGGCGAAGACCTGGGCCTCGGTCGGCGCATCGTCGGAGGCGCGCGACTACGTTGCGGCGGCGAACGACGCGATGACGTACCTCGACCACGAGTTCATCCGGCCGCAGATCCTGCAGAAGAAGATGGGCGAGTTCGGTGCGGTGCCGCTGCGCCGGCAGGGCGGGACGTACTACGTGCCGCGCCAGCACGACGCCGCGCTGCAGGCGCTCGCCCGGGTCGTCGGCAAGATCGGCGACAGCGACATGGACGTGCTGCACGTCGCGACGACGGCGTCGTCGGTGAAGACGATCGAGAAGAACACGCGCGCGCACGTCGGCGCGAGCGTCGAGGAGCTGCGCGGCAAGCTGACCGAGTGGACCTCCCGCGCGTCGGGCGTGCGCGAGGACTCCGCGATCGGGCTGCTGACCGAGTTCAAGGGGCTGCGCCAGCAGGTCGAGCTCTATGCCGACGCGCTGCAGGTCAGCATGGACGACCTGTTCCTCGAGCTCGACAAGGCGATCGGCGAAGGGCAGGCCCTCGTCGACAAGATCGCCGGTGTGAACGGCGAGGCGCGGACGCGCGCGCCCCGTGCTGCGAACGTCGACCGCTGGAGCAAGGCGATCGCCGCCGCGATCGAGCGCGGGTGCAAGGGCGCCGACGGAGTCGTCGAGATGACGACGGCGTTCCAGACCGAGTTCGACCTCCCGCCGTCGGCGTTCAAGTACAGCGCGGTGCTCGTCGAGGCGAACCGCGGGCTGTTCGCGACGCTCGGCTACCGCGCTCGCCTGCTCTCCGACCGGTCCGACTGGATGGCGAACCGCTTGCGCCTGACGCCGCTGGAGGGCGGTCCGCGCACCGAGCCGACCGAGGGGCCGGCGACCGTCGCCGCGCAGCCCAGCGAGCCCGCCCCGGCCGCGCAGGAGCCCGTCTCGGCGGCGCCCGAGGCGACCGTCGAGGAGTCGAAGGTCCACATCGAGAACGGGATCGACGTCGATGCGCTGCGCGCGATGCCGCAGAGCGATGTGTTCGAGATCGCGGTGAAGATGAACATCCAAGGCCGCACGAAGATGGGGAAGAAGAAGCTGATCGAGGCGATCGTCGCGGCGCAGCCGCAGTAGAACGGCTCGCAACCATGCAGCGCCTCGCGGTGAAAGCCGCGGGGCGCAGCTGTTTTTCGGGCCTCGATCGGCCGCGATCAACTTTTCTTCACGGGGCTGTTCTCCCGTACCCGCGGCGGGTGTACTTTGATCTCGTCACCACGACACCGCACCGGAGGTTCCCATGACCGCTCTCGCCCAGGTTCTTCCCCTTTCGACCCAGCAGCAGGACGCCGTCGACGCGGCGCAGCGCCTCGGTCGCGCTCTCGCGAGCGCGTTCATGGAGCGCGACGAGGAGATCCGCGCGCTGCTCGTCGCGCTCATCGCCGGCGAGCACGTTCTCCTGCTGGGCCCCCCGGGCACCGGCAAGAGCGCGCTGGCGAACGCCTTCTCCGATGCGCTCGGCGCGTCGTACTTCGGCCTGTTGTTCACGCGCTTCACGGTCCCCGAGGAGCCCTTCGGCCCCGTCTCGCTGCAGGGGTTGGAGCGCGATGAGTACCGCCGCGTCACCCGCGGCTACTTCCCCGAGGCCGAGGTGGCCTTCCTCGACGAGATCTTCAAGGCGAACAGCGCGATCCTCAACGCGCTGCTGACCGCGCTCAACGAGCGCGTGTTCGACAACGGCGGTCAGCGCGTCAAGATCCCGCTGCAGATGGCGATCGGCGCGTCGAACGAGCTGCCCGCGGACGACGGGCTGGAGGCGCTGTACGACCGGTTCATGCTGCGCCGCTGGGTCGCGTACATTCACGACCGGGACAAGCTGCGCGCGCTGCTCCTCGGCGGGTCCGCTCCGAAGATCGCGACGCGCCTCTCGCGCGAGCAGGTTGCCGAACTGCGCGCGATGCGCGAGCAGGTCGACCTCTCGGGCGTCATCGACATCATCCTCGACGTGCGCGACGAGCTCGCCCAGGCGCACGGGATCGTGCCGAGCGACCGCCGCTGGGGCAAGTGCATGAAGCTCGTCCAGGCGCACGCGGTCCTGTGCGGGCGCACCGTTGCGACCGGCGACGACCTGCTCGTGCTCGCGGACGCGCTGTGGAACAAGCCCGAGGAGCGCGCGCCGATCTACCAGACGATCGCAGCGAAGGCGAACCCCGATCTCGCCCGCGCGATGGCGATCCTCGACGCCGCCGTCGAGGCGCACGGGTCGGTCGACTTCAAGGTCACCGACGACGCCGCGTTCTCGCAGCGCGCGAAGGTCGCGAACACCACGCTCCGCGAGCAGATCGCCGAGCTCCAGCGCCTTCGCCAGACCGCTGCGGTGACGCAGGTTCTGGACCGGGTCGCCGCGATGCAGGGCCAGATCGGGCGCGAGATGGCCAAGCGGTTCGGGTTCTGATCATGGAAGCCCTTCTGCACTTCTCCGAAGCCTTCGCCGCCGCGGTGCCGAACAGCACCGCGCGGCACGCGCTGGGGCTCGCACCGTTCGTCGCGGTGCTCGCCTGCGCGGTCGCGTGGTCCGTGTACTCGCGCGGCTGGCGAGCGGCGTTCGCCGCGTTCTTGCGGTAGCTCGGCCGCTTGAAAGAAATCTGCCCGCGGGTGTTCTCCCGTACCCCGGGCGGGTGTACCTTGGTCCTCGGAGGTCGTCATGTCCGCAGCCCGCACCGCCGCCGCCTACACCGCCGAGCACGAGCGCCACGTCTTCGAGGTGTCGCGCTGGCAGCGGTACCTCTGGACGCAGCGTCTGGAAGCGAGCCGCCCGCTGCGTTGCAGCGTCGGTCAGATCGAGCGCGTGCTCGACGGCGACGACGTTGACCCTGGCGCGCACGAAGCCCGCCGCGGCGAGAACTGGGGCGCCGCCGAGGAGTTCGGCGGTGAGGTGTTCGCCCGGCTGTACAACGACCCGCAGAAGCTCGACGACCCCGAGGGGCCGGCGTGGATGTCGAAGGTTCACGACCTGATCGACGGCATGGCCGAGTTCGAGACGCTGCGCCAGTCGGTCCGCGGCGATGCCGACTTCGCCGCCCTCGCGAGCAAGGGGATCGTCGACCGCATCGCGTCGAAGCTGCCCGAGCTCCTCAAGGACATGGAGGCGAACGAGGAGAACGGTGGCGCCGACGAGGGGACGCCGACCTCGGAGGACCGGATGCGCGCCGCGATCCGCGCTGCTGCCCGCGGCGCCGCCGAGGACGTCAACGAGATGCGCACCGCGCTCGGCGGTCTGGCGCCCGGTCTGGAGAGCGCGCCTCCGCAGCACGAGCAGGGCGACGCCCGCCGGATGCAGCTCGCGGAGCGGCTGCGGAACGACCCGTCGCTGCGGGAGGTGCTCAAGCGTGCGGGTCGCATCGCGCGCATCGCCTCCAAGAAGAACAAGGTGCGCAACGTCCACGCGCGCGAGGAGGTCGTGGACATCGAGCGCGGCGGCGACGTCGCTCGCATCCTGCCCGCGCAGATGGCGCGGCTGCGGCACCCCAAGGCGCGGCTGCTGATGCTGCGCGACATCGTCGAGCGCACCGCGGTCCAGTACCGCCTGGAGGGCAAGGAACCGCAGGGCCGCGGGCCGATCGTCGTCATGGTCGACGAGTCGGGCTCGATGAGCGGCGAGCCGCTGATGTGGGCCTCGGCGGTGGCGATCGCCGCCGTCGGGCAGGGCGCGAAGGAGAAGCGCGCGGTGACCGTGATCGGCTTCGACACGCAGGTCACCTCGGCCGAGCGGATCGACGCGAGCGGCAAGGGCTACGTCGCGCACGACGGCCGGGGTCGCGAGTCGTACCCGCGGCCCGACCAGTGGAAGCCGATCGGCGGCGTCGCCGACGTGGTCCTGCGCGTCGCCGGCCGGAACGTCCACGGCGGCACGTCGTTCGACGGCCCGGTGCGGTTCGCCCTGGAGTGCGGGCTGCGCGAGGAGCGGGCCGACTTCATCTTCGTGACCGACGGGCAGGCTGCGGTCAGCCCGAGCGTGCTCGCGGAGCTCGAGGCCGCCAAGGCGAAGGGCCTGCGCGTCTTCGGTGTGATCGTCAACGGCGGGTCGACCAGCCCGGCGGTGAAGGCGATCTGCACCGAGGTCGTCGACCTCGACCGCGCGACCGACAAGGGCAAGGCGCTGGGCGAGGGGGTGATGTAGGTCGGGGTCCCCCGTGCGCGCGTCGGGCCCTCACGCGCGCGCACGGGGTTCTCCGGGGCGAGGGTAGCCCCCCAGCCGCCCGCGCGGTGTACGGGGCCGAAGCGCAAAGGGAAACACCATCCATGTCAGAAAGGAGGTTCAAGGTGTCAAAGGAACGAAAGTGTTCGGAATGTGCTGCCTGCTGCACCGTCGTCGCGGTCGACGACCTGGGGAAGCCGTGCGGAACGGCGTGTTCGAAGCTGCGCCCGGGAACGAGGCGCTGCTCGATCTACCAGCTGCGGCCGACGTCCTGCGTCGGGTTCAAGTGTCTCTGGCTCCTCGGGGCGTTCGGTGTCGCCGACCGACCGGACCACGCCGGCGTCGTCTTCGACATCGCGAACGGCGCGAAGGGGTCACAGGTCGCGCGGTGCTTCGAGGTGCGCGCTGGCGCGAGCGAGTCCGGTCGCGGTGCGCAGCTGCTCGCCGCGGTCGCCCGCCAGTTCCCCGTCTCGGTGCTGCGCGACGGCGTCGTGCTGCGGGTTCACCTCCCCGACGGGCGGGTCGTCTCGCGTGACGAGCACGAGGCCTCGGCGAGCGCATGAGCCCCGAAGCCCTCGTTCTGCTGTCGCTTGAAGTCGCGCCGCTGGGCGATCTGATCGAGTGGGAGCCCGTCGGCTCGCTGCTCGAAACACTCGCCGGCGCGGCGCGAGGGCACGATGCGATCTCGGAGTACGACGTCGGGCGGCTCCGAACGTGGGCGCGTCGCTGGCCGCTGCTCCCCGACGAACTGCGCGAGTGGTACGCGACGCGCGCGATCGACAACGACGACGTCTCCACGACCCTGCGCGCGGTGCTCGAAGGGTCGCGACCGCCCGCTGCTGCTCGAACGAACGCCCGCCTCCTGTGGAGCAGGGATCACGGGTTCGATCCGCCGTACGACATCGCTCCACGACTTGTGCTGATCTGAACACGGTGCGCGGTACCCGTCCGCGCGGTACACTCTCGACCGACAACCACGACACGACTGGAGGTTCTCATGTCCACGAAGCACGTACAGACGAAGGAAGGGGCCGGTGCGGCCTGGGCGTTCGTCCTGGCGAACATGACGTACATCGAGCGCATCGCTGCTCGGTCCCGGTTCCGCCGGCGGCACGTCTCCGTCGAGGAGTTCCGCTCGGACCTGATCACCGACATCGTCGAGCACTTCGGAGTCTTCGACCCGTCGCGCGGCACGCCCGAAGCCTGGGTGTGGACGCGCGCGCGTCTGCAAGCAACGAAGACCGACAAGGCGCGCGAGAAGGCCGAGCGGCACGACGCGATCGAGCCCGCGATGGAACCGCCCGGGGCGGTCAACGGCTTCGGCGGTCACGGCCGCCTGCAGACGTACATGCTCGTCAACGAAGTGCTCCGCATGGCGACGCCGATGCAGCACGCCGCGTGCATCACCGTCCTCGAGGATCTCGACGGCGACGACGTCTGCCGCGCGCTCGGCACGACGATCGCCGGGCGGACGTGGCGCTTGAACAAGCTCGGCGCACAACTGCGCGCGAGCGACAACACGTAGGAGGACCGATGGCGACGAACCCGATCCCGAGCGGCCTGCGCCGCGATGCACAGCTTCCCCGCACGGCCCTGTTCGCCGACCTGCGGACCCGATGGGTCGATGCGAAGGAAGGACGGTCGAGCCTCGCTCTCTGCGAGCGGCTCGGCATGCGGAAGCAGGTCGTGACGGACTACGCGCACGGGCGCCGCCACGTCCCCGACTGGGTCTTGATGACGCTCTGCCACGATCTCGGGCTCGAACTTCGTCTTCAGCCGGACGGCGTGTACCTGATCAAGCAGCGGGCGGCGTCGCCGTCCGTTGCGGTTCTTCCCTGGGGGTAGGAGGTCAGCGTGCTGGACTACGAGGAGGTGGAAGCAGAGGCAGACGGGCTCGTCAGCAAGAGCGGTGTCGAGGCGCGCAACGCGATCTCGAAGGTGACGTCGGTCGCCGTGCTCCTGCGCGTGCAGGAGATCGACAAGAGGCGGATCGTCCTTGACGCAGCTGGTGCGCGTGCGCGTGCGCTGCAGAAGGCCGGGACGCCGGACCCGTACAACAAGGCCGACGTCGAGATGGAGATGTGCCCGCACTGCAACGCCGACGGGGCGCCGTCGAACGACGAGGCAGAGATCGAGCGCGTCTTCGGCATGCGGACGCTGCCCGGCGGGAAGCGTGCGCGACAGCCGTGGTGTCGAGGATGTCGACGCGGGGCCGCGAAGCAAGCTCGCGCGAAGCAGCGGGGGGCGACGAAAGCATGAGCGACGTGCAGGACAACAGGCCGCGCTGCGAGTCGACGTTCGAGACCTTGCGGTGCTTGAAGCGCGCGCACGAGATCGATCTCCACGTCGCGCTCGACCCGCCCGGGAGTCGCGACGGCAAGATCGTCTGGTGGGGACCGCCGACACCGACACCGACACCGACACCGACACCGACACCGACACCGACACCGACACCGACACCGACGGCCGCCCGGCCGAGCGGGAAGGCAGCGGCGAGGGCCGGCGCCCAGGCCAACGGCTTCACCGGCGATGCGTGCGCGGAGTGCGGGTCGCTGGCGATGGTCCGCACGGGGACGTGCGCGACCTGCCAGAACTGCGGCCGCACGGGAGGATGCGCGTGATCCCGGCGCACGTCCGCCTGACGCAGCGTGGCACGCGGCCGAGGTGGGTCGTCTCGGTCGAGTGGCAGAACGAGAACGACTGCCGCGCGCTCGTCGCGCTGGACTCGGAGAGGCGACGGCTCGAACTCGGGCGCGTCCCCGACTCCGCGATCGTCGGCGCGACGGCGCGCTCGCCGCTGCGCATCGAGATCGACTGGATGGCGATCGACGCCGCGTACACGAGCATGCGACTCGGTCCTGGGGTTCCGCCTTCGTGTCCGACAGGGTAGGCTGTACCCCTGCACCGGATACGGAGGCTCGATGCTACGGGTACGAGAGGTGTTCCGAACCATCCAAGGCGAGGGGTCGCGCGCCGGACAGCCCGCGGTCTTCGTGCGATTCGCTGGCTGCAACCTCTGGTCAGGGCTCGCGGAACACCGCGGGCAGGGGAAGGGGGAGTGCAGCCGCTGGTGCGACACCGAGTTCGCCAGCGGCGACCCGTTCGAGCCGCAGGCGCTCGTCGCGCGCGTGCTCGAGGTCGGCGCCGGCATGAAGCGGCCGGTCGTCGTGCTGACCGGCGGCGAGCCGACGTTGCAGCTGCGGACGCAGGCTGGCTTCCAGTTCCTCGGGGAGCTCGTCAAGCAGGAAGTCGACATCGCGATCGAGACGAACGGGACGACCGACCCCGAGACGATGCACTCGGCGCTCGCCTGCCTCGACCACGTCACCGTCTCGCCGAAGCCGCTCATCGGCATCTCGGGGGTCGAGCACGTCAAGCTGCGCGAGGGGACCGACCTCAAGGTCATCTGCCCGTCGCCGTTCACCGACGAGGAGATCCTCGAACTGGCGGGCGGGTTCGAACACCTGTACCTGCAGCCGATGGATGTCGGCGGCGACGCCGGCCGGGCGACCCTCGCCCACACCGTCGCGCGTGCCGAACGTCTCGGTGCGCGCGTGTCCGTCCAGTCGCACAAGCTCGTGGGGATGCCCTGATGCAGACGATGTACGATGAGGTCCGCGCGAAGGCCGCGGTGCGTGAGTTCCTGATCGCGCTTGGAGAGGACCCCGATCGCGAAGGCCTGCGCGGAACGCCACAGCGCGTCGCTCGCGCGTGGCGCGAGATGCTGGTCGGGATGGACGGCAACGCGCGCGCGCTGCTCAAGACCAGCGAGGGCAAGGACGGGTTCGACATCGCGTACGACGAGATCATCGTCATCGGCGGCATCCCGTTCACCTCCATGTGCGAGCACCACATGCTGCCGTTCTCGGGGACGGCCGACGTCGGGTACCTGCCGGCCGCGCAGAACTCCGTCATCGTCGGCGCCTCGAAGATCCCGCGTCTCGTGCGCCACCTCTCGCGGCAGCTGCAGGTGCAGGAGCGGCTGACGAACGACATCGCGCGCACGCTCGCCGAGGCGACGAACGCGCAAGGGGTCGGCGTCCGCGTGGTCGCGGAGCACTCCTGCATGGCGTGTCGCGGGGTCGGCGTCCGCGCGCCGATGGCGACCGAGGCGCTGCTCGGGAGGTTCCGCGAGCACGAGATCAGGGCCGAGTTCTGGGAGCTGTCGAACCGCGCGCGAGAGGTGCTGCATGGCCGGTAAGAAGACCGAGGCGGCCGAGTCGGCTGCCGAGTGGGCGGACATCGGGTCGCTCGTCCCGTGGGACCGCAACCCGCGAATCAACGACCACGCGGTCGACCGCGTCGCGCGCTCGATCATCGAGCTCGGATGGGGCGACGTGATCGTCGCACGTCGCGAGGATCGCATGGTGATCTCGGGGCACACGCGCTTGAAGGGCGCGCTGCGCCTGCCCGCGCTGTGGGCTGCCGAGAAGGACGAGGACCGCGCACGGTGGTCGGCGGACGCCAAGCGCATCGCCGGCGGCGATATGCGCGTGCCGGTGCGGCTTGTCGACGTCTCGCGCGCGGTCGCGGAGAAGCTCGCGCTCGCTGCGAACAAGCTCGGCGAGCTGGCGGCCTGGGACGAACGGGAGCTCGCCTCGTTGATCGCCGCGTACGACGACCCCAGGGACGCGCAGCTGCTCGGCTTCGGCGACAACGAGATCGAGGCGCTGATGAAGCTGACCTCGGACGCATGGGCGACCGACGGCGCAGCGAACGTCGATGAGATCCCCGACTACGACCCGGCGGACGAGACGTTCGTGCTCAAGATCGAGAAGATCACGGCGGCGGACAGGGACCGCGTGCTGCAGGTCGTCAACGACGTGCTCTCGAACGCGGGGTTCAAGTACGTCGCGAAGGCGTTCTGATGCCTCGGCTGCATGTGCCGCTGCTGACGTCGTTCGCGTACCTGCGCAAGTACGACGCGGCCCACATCGAGAACATGCTCGGCGACCCGCGCGTCGAGGTGCTGCTGGACTCGGGCGCGTTCACGGCGTTCAACAGCGGCACCGAGATCAAGCTCGACGAGTACATGAGCTGGCTCGGGACGTGGTCGTCGCGCCTGTTCGGGTACATGGCCCTCGACAAGCTGCAGGACCCCGTGCGCACCGACGCCAACCTGCGCGACATGCTGAACGCAGGCCTGCACCCGATCCCCATCCACGTCTTCGGTGACGACCGCGCGCGCATGGACTGGCTGTTCGAGCGGTCGCGCTGGGTCGCGTGCGGAGGGTTCCGGCGACCGCACCGCGGCAGCGCACCGCGCACGTACATCAAGGCGAAGATGGAGTGGGCCGCCGGTCGCGACGTTCACTGGCTCGGCTACACCGACCTCGACATGATCAAGAGCTTCAAGCCGTTCTCGTGCGACTGCGCATCGTGGACGGCGGGGCGCACGTTCGGGCAGATGCACCTGTACGTCGGTGCGGGGCAGATGGTCGAGCTCACCTACCGCGAGTGGGAGGCGGGCAACGGGATCAAGGCGCTGCCCGGGGGCCACCGCAGGCTGCGCGCGCTCGTCGCCGCGCACGGGCTCGATCCCGACTTGTTCGACGACACGCAGTCGTGGAGGAACGTCCAGTACATGAACCGGGTGCAGCGGCTCAACGCGCGGGCCTGGGTTCGCTACGTGCTCGACGTTCGCGCGAAGATCGGCACGCGCCTGTTCATCGCGATGCTCCCCGACGAGCAGGATCTGCACGCCATCCGCGATGCGATCGATTGGGCCGACGGCTGCGGGCTCCTCGAGGGGAACGTCCCGTGAAGGTGCCGATTCTCTTCTCGTATGCGTACATCCGGCGCTGCACCCCGGAGCACATCGACTACGTGCTGAACGACGACCGGCTCGAACTGCTGATGGACTCCGGGGCCTTCACCGCGTTCAACAGCGGGGACGAGATCAAGCTCGCCGACTACATGCAGTTCGTCGCGACGCACGGTCACCGCCTGCTCGGCTTCATGGCGCTCGACAAGCTGCAGGACCCGGTGACGACGGAAGCGAACCTGCGGACGATGCACGACGCCGGGCTGCGGCCGATCCCCATCCACGTCTTCGGCGACACGCAGGCCCGCATGGACGAGCTGTTCGAGCTCTCCGAATGGGTCGCCCTCGGAGGGTTCCGTCGTCCCCACCGAGGAGCGGCCCCGCCGGCCTACGTCAAGGAGAAGATGACCTGGGCCGCGGGTCGCAAGGTTCACTGGCTCGGGTACACCGACCTGTCGATGATCAAGGCGTTCCGCCCGTATTCGGTGGACTGCGCGTCGTTCGGGTCGGGCCGCATGTACGGGCAGATGCACATCTACGTCGGCGGCGGCAAGATGATCGTGCTGACGCGCGCGGAGTGGGACGCGAAGAAGACGGTCGGAGGGTACGACCATCGGCGCCTGCGCGCGGCCGTTGCGGCGGTCGGGTTCGACCCGGCGGACTACGACCGCGGCGACTCGTGGTCCTACGTCAACAAGATTCACCGCGTACACCTGCAGAACGCCGCGTCGTGGGTGTGGTACGCGCTCGACGTGCGGCGCCTGCTCGGGACGCGCGTGTTCCTCGCGATCGAACCGCAGGACTGGCGCGACATCGAGGCGGTGCGGGCGGGGATCGTCCTCGCAGCGGCCCGCGGTCTTCTCGCGCACGAGGGAGCAACGCCATGAGCAGCACGCGGGTCTTCTGCACGACGAGCTTCGAGGGGTTCCACCGCTGGCCGGACGCCCCCGAGGAGGTCGCGTTCCTGCGAGCGCGTCACCGTCACCGGTTCGGCGTGCGCGTCGAGGTCGCCGTCAGCCACGACGACCGCGACGTCGAGTTCATCCTGCTGCGCCGAGCGGTCGAGGCGGAGATCGCGCGGGTCCAGGCGGTGCTCGACGACGGGACGTGGTCGTGCGAGCGATGGGCGGCGCACCTCCTCACCGCGTTCAAGGCGGTGCGGGTCGAGGTCAACGAGGACGGCGAGAACGGCGCCGTCGTGGAGGCGTGATGGGCTACGTGCTGATCGCTCTGTACCTGCTGGTCATCGTCGTCGCGAACCAGATCGTCGCCCACTACGGGCAGCCCGCGCTCGCCGTCACCGCCTGGGTCCTGATCCCGTTCGACATGACGCTGCGGTCCGTGCTGCAGCGGCGGTGGGAGGGCGACCGACTCGTGCTGCGCATGGGCGGGCTCATCCTCGCCGGCTCGGCGTTGTCGGCGGTCGTGAACACCGACGCGGTGCCGATCGCCGTCGCCTCGTTCTCGGCCTTCTTCGTCGCAGGCACCGGCGAGGCGGTCACGTTCAACGCTGCGCGCCACCAGCACCGGCTGCTGCGGGTCAACGCGGCGAACGTCGTCGCGGCCGTGCTCGACTCGCTCGTCTTCCAGGCCGTCGCGTTCGGCAACGTCGAGCCGCTCGTGTTCGCGTCGCAGTCGATGGCGAAGCTCCTCGGCGGTGGCGCATGGTCGCTCGTCCTCGTCAACACGATCTGGAAGTGGACGGCGAAGGCCGAAGATCGGCCGTGAAGTTCCCGCTGCTGACGAGCTATGCGTACGCCCGCAAGTGGAGCACCGAGAGGTGGGACGCGGTCGCGAACGACGACCGCTTCGAGCTCCTGCTCGACTCGGGCGCGTTCTCCGCGTTCAACAGCGGGCAGGAGATCGCGCTCCCCGACTACATGCAGTTCGTCGAGAAGTACGGCGATCGGCTTTGCGGGTACATGCTGCTCGACAAGCTGCAAGACCCGGCGCAGACGGAGAAGAACCTGCTGACGATGCGCGGCGCAGGCCTCGCGCCGATCCCCATCCACGTCTTCGGCGACGACGAGGCGCGGATGAACGACCTGTTCGCGGCCTCGCCCTGGGTTGCGCTCGGTGGGTTCCGCAGGCCGCACCGCGGCTCGGCGCCGGCGTCCTACGTGAAGGCGAAGATGACGTGGGCCTCGGGGCGCCGGGTTCACTGGCTGGGGTACACGAACCACGCGATGGTCCGAGCGTTCAAGCCGTATTCCTGCGATTCCTCGAACTATGCGTACACCGCCCAATACGGCTATCTGCTGCTGTACCTGGGCGCCGGCGAGTGGACTGCGTTCTACCGAGACGACTGGTTCGGGACGAAGGGCACGGCGATGACCAAGAAGCTCGAGGACAAGCAGTTCCGCGCGCGCGTGCGCAGCGCGGTCGCCGCGCTCGGCATCGACCCGGGGCGGCTCGACGTCCCCGAGGAGTGGAAGGAGCACCACGAAGTGTGCGAGGCGACGATGCGATCGTACGTCCGGCACATCCTCGACGTGCGTGTCCACGTCGGCACGCGCGAGTTCCTCGCAACGACCGGGAACCCGGGACACCTCGACGACCTTGACCGCGCGCTCGCGCACGCTGCCCGCTGTGGGTGGCTCGACGACTCGCGCCTGACCGCCAGGAGCACGCCATGAACGGAGTCCAGTACATCGAGCGCGACGTCGAGTTCGACATCGGCCACCGACTCGTCGGCCACGAGTCGAAGTGCGCACGGCTGCACGGGCACCGGTATCGGTTCGTCCTGCGCATGGGGTTCGCCAGCGGCGGCAAGCTCGACGCGGTCGGTCGCGTGCTCGACTTCTCCGTCTGCAAGCAGCTGCTGAACGACGTCGTCGAGCCGTGGGATCACCGCATGGTGTTGAGCGATCAGGACGCGCTGGTGTTCTCGGAGGGGACCGCGCAGGTCAGGGACGACGAGATCGTCGTCGTGCCGTTCAACCCGACCGCCGAGAACATGGCGGCGCACATCGCGAAGGCGATCGCGGCCCGCTGCCGCTCGTGCTTCACCGTGCAGGTCGAGGTCTACGAGACGCCGAACTGCCGCGCGACGAGCGAGTGGTTCATCGGTGAGCTCCCCGCCGTGCTGCCCGGGTAG